AAATTTATATATCTATAAATTTGTTAAAGCGTATATATCTATAAATTTATATACAAGCGTATAGATATATAAATTTATAAAGAAATATTATATTTTGTTTTTTTAATATATATTAATTTATATAGATATACAAGTGTTAAGATATATAAATTTATATACAAGCGTATAGATATATAGGTTAATAATTATTTTTTATTATTAATCTATTATATAAATTTATATAACTACTTACGCTTATATTTGTATTATTATAAGATATTACTATTTAGCGTATATATAATTATGCTTGTATATAGCATAATTATATATACTAAATATCTATATAATACAAATATAAGCTAAGTTATATAAATTTATATATTAATATACTAGTTAATCTGTAAGATTTAATATCTATAAATTTATATATCTTTAACAAGCGTATAGATATATAAATTTATATAGGGAAAATCACATCTTTCATATTTTTTTTAAATAGGGTATTGACATTTAGTTGAAAGTATGATATAATAACATCACAACACACAAACAACCAATCTCACACCCTATAAAACACAACATCAGCTTCTTCACAGTTTTCCCATTGCAGTTTAAACGCATATTCGCACTCATTCAAAAATACTTCTGGGTGTTCAGCGAATACATTCTTGCTTATATAAGCACTTCTGTCAATCGCATCTATAAGACATACACTTTCTAAAACTCCAATAAGCGGCAAGTTATATCCAGTTTTTATATCACCATCATCAATAAAAGTATAGTCAACTCTTATATGGGACAACATATCAGACAATCCATAAAAGAATTTTAAATCTTCTGGTAAATCGTTTTTAACATGTTCAACATATTTAGCAGGAACACGCGGATTATAAAAGTGTCCAGAATCTTGTCTATACCAAGCATATTCAACAAATTCTTCTACAACCTCTTCATTCTGAGATGCTATGAAAACGGGAACGTATTCACTACCAAGGATAACTCCATAATGATTATACTCGTTATCCTTTATGATATCGCCACATTCGTACCGTTCTTTAGTCACATTATTCACCATACTTTATACAGAATTTATGTTTTAGCATAAGAAAATTACTGTGTTTCACAGCGTTGAACTCCTTAGCAATGATTTTATATTATCGAGATATTTCAATGTTAAAATCATAAGGCCAGCTCTAGCTTTGAACACCTAAAAACGCACATACGGGTTCTTCAACATATAAACATGAATTGTAACGTTGTCGATATATACAACTTCGAGGAGGTTATATAACTCCTCAAGGAATCTCTGTTTGCTAAAACTAAGTGAGACACTCACTGAAGCATTTAGCATACAAGCAATATTACTTGCTCTGATTTTCGTCAAGTCATTTTGATAAACACTACTGTAAGGTTCTTCGTTATCTATAATGTCAAATCTAACTCTTTTTAGAAAATCTCCAATTTCTTTTAGCAGTTTATATTTACATACGGGCATAGAAGAACTCTCAATTAACTGAATCTGTGCTCCTATGGGAACTGAAAATGCTATAAACCTACCTAAAACGTCAAGCTGGATAATAGAATAAAGATGAGAACCGCGATATGCAAGTATATATGGTTCGTTTTCGACTTTGTACTCTACAATGTCACCAAGTTTCAACGTAGTGTTCATACTTTCACCCCTCATCACTTCCAAATCGAAGTTTATTATCTTCAATGTATGGATTCCACTCAAATAGAGTGTTTCTGTTTTCATCATAATACCGGTATGAGACGTCAACCGAATAATATCCCTCGCATTCTCCATACCACCGAATGGTGACATATCCTTTTACCGTTGCGAATTTACAGAACGTCCAAGCGGAATAGTTTTCCCATTCCTCTTGGTAAACGGTTTCTGCTTGAGTGAGCGGAGAACCAATCAAACACTGAATATCTCCAATGATATCTTCAACGCTTACATCTTCACCGCCAAATTGGCTGTGAGACATCTCAAGCACTGTACCATCATCCATAGTAAAAATGATTTGTTGAGCACCGCGTTCTACACCGTCTTTGCGATTGTCGCTGTAATAGTCATACACGCTCTCAATCTTCGTGATTGTTTTTCCAATCAATTCATTAAACTCTTTAAACATTTTCTAAGCACTCCTTTTTATAAGTAATATCAAGTTACCCTTTTGAACACGATGTTTCTCGTGTTTTTAAACACTAAACACATAAGTAGTGGTTTTATATTACCGAGATGTTTCAATGTTAAAATCATAAGACTGGCATTGATTATAAACACCTGAGAACGCACGATAGTGATTATATCTGCTTACCAACCGTATAAACATGAATATCCACATCATCACCATCATCGTAGTACATATCCTCAAGTAATCCCAACACTTCATCGAGAAATTTTTGTTTGTTAAAACAAAGTTGGACAGATTTAGAAGAAAGTCTAACATCCGTCAATGAAGCATTTATCATACATACAATACGAGAAGCATGAAATGATGTTAAATCATCTTGATAGATACTATATACTGGGTCGTCTTTGTTTATTACATCAATTCTAACCCTCTTGAGAAAATCTCCAACTTCTTTTAGTAGTTTATATTCATATACGGGTATGGAAGAACTCTCAATTGGTTGAATCCGTGCTACTCTTGGGGTTGAAAGCGCTACAAATCTGCCTGAAGCATCAAGTTGGATAAGAGAATAAAAACAAGCACCACAGTACGCGAGTATATATGGTTCGTTTTCGACTTTGTACTCTACAATGTCACCAAGTTTTAGATTTTTCATGTTGTCACCTTTGTCTGTCGTGTTCCACACGACGATTCGTACCGCATAGCGGTACAGAATTAGTACAAACTCACATTATAGTTATATCCGAAATAATTACGGCTGTGTAACCATAAATAGTGTAGGTAATCATCTTTTGGATTGTTAAGCAAGTCAACAATTTTATAAACGCTGTTTTCCTCAACAAAAGAAACATTGTATGTCATGCGATTTGAAGTCAATTCTCTCTTGTCATATCTTATACTTGCTAACTTCTGGAATGTTTCAACACCAGCAGGAACTTCTCCTGTATAGTCAGATAAATCTTCTTCGGCACAACAGCTTGTATACCATTTGTTCCGTTCTTCTACATAGATAAAAACAACATAGTATGTGCGATGGTTTCTACATACTACAAATGCTGGACGTCCCTTTTTGTAAATCAATTGCCTTTTATATTTGGCAATATCACCTGTCTTATATTTCAATCTATCAACTCCATTTGTTAGAATGCGTATATTTAGCCTTTGAAACGCACTATCTACAATAGATTTACAGCATTGAAATGTTCAAGTAATGGTTTTATATTGCTCAACCATTCAATGTCGTAAACCCTTATAGTTATGTGATAAAAATAGGCAACTTAACTATTTGTGTTAATGTATAATCTTTTAACGCGGATTACTTCATCATCGTCGTCGGTGAACATAGTGTACGCCTGACCAATCCCAATGGTATTGTTAGACATATTAAGTTCATCGGTAGATTCGCAAATCTTAATATACAGTCTATCGTCATTGTCTTTGCTAACAAATACATCGCCTATGTTTAGTTCGCTAAACGGAATTACTGCTCCAAAATTACGTTTAGTTTTAATCTTGGTCATTATGTTCACCCCTCAAATCTCATAGTTGAAAGCGCATGTATCAAATACAAACACAAAGTCGTTATCGTCGAAATAGCGAGTAGCTCTCGTCGTTAGCTCGATAGCATTGAAACATTTGCGTTTGGGGTCTTTCTTCCATAACTTTTGAACTTTCGTATACAGACAGCCGTCGGTAGCCATGAAGATGCTACCACACTCAACTCCCGGAAATGTCCTTGCTGTGGCGTTCGTTTCTAAATGAACTTCTGCACTGCCAATGTTTGAATTATCACTCATTATTTGTCACTCCTTTACTTTGTTTGAGGTATGAATATCCCCACATATATTATACCATTCCATGGTATAATACGTCAACTATGTCACTCCTTTCCAGTTGAATAATACATTCGTTCTTGAGTGTTTCTATCTCTTAACCACTCAAGAACATCGTCGGGTTTTGCTTTGAATATAGCCTCCGTTTTGCTTCTAAGCCCAACATATATAGGGTCATGGTATATAGCATCAATACCAGCTTCATTCCATACACCAAATTCATCGGGTTCGGCATCAGTTACATAAATTTCATCGTAGCATATTGTGCTGACTATTTTGGCTAGTTCCAAATCTCTATCGTCAAGAAGTTCCTGTTTGGTCTTTATTATGTCCTTTGGGTCTACCCACCAATCGTTATAACCGTGTCGTGTTTTTGCTATCACGCATATATACTCGTTATGTCTCCCAATAACAACTGCTTCGGAGAAATTAACACCATAGCTTTGTCTTATGGTTTTTACAATGTCGCCAACCTTGAACTCGTCCAATTTTGTTCATCTCCGTTTATGTTTATAGCACGCGCTACAATACGCATAGAATGCGTTTTATATATTAGCAATGATTTTATATTACTAAGTATACAAAATAGATTGTAGGCCCATTGTAGCGCGTGTGAGGGCATTGTGCGTTTATGCCTGATAGTTTAGCATCGTATCAAGTGCGCAAATCGTTTCATAAACCATCTTCCTTGTTCCACTTACCAGCAAACCATCAACGCAATGCTTTTCAATGTCAGCTTTTGAACAGTAGTACAGACTACATCCTCCGTACACATATGACACAGCTAAATAGCCGTATTTGTACCCTTTAAGTTCGCACAGTTTGTTGTAGTATTGGATACGCATGTCAATGTTTTCTTCTATGGTTCTCACCTTACACACCCTCCTTAATGATTTCTACCTTACAACGTACAATCATGTTTTGCTTAACGCCGCGAAACTCCGAATGTTCTTTGATTGTACCAACAAGATTGACTTCTTCGCCGGAATCATCAATTCCAAGGTCTTTGCTTGTTTTCCATACGAAAATAGCAGAGTTACAAATCATCTTATAGATATACATAATACCAAACTGCGTAGAATAAGAAGTCACACACGCAAGTTTACCATTCAATGTCACCTTTTCACCGACTTCTCCATAATACCGATACATTTCGTTGTCTTTTTCTTTTTGTTTGCGCGTTTTCTCATACTCAAGATGCCGTTTGTACAAATCCATAAGACATGCCGCAAAGCCAACATCGCTCACTTTGATGTGTGAACCGGAACAAATAACACGAAGATTTTCCATGAAGTCATTCGGCTCGTTATAAGACTTAATCCATTCAAGAGCATCCTCTACAAATGCTTCTGTGTCTTTGCTTTTATAGATATTATGCCACTTATCTGACATTTCATCCGGCATTTTGGTACATGTCATAAGATGAACCGCTTTAGTACATGTCGCTTCAACCATCTTATTTTTATCAGCTTTACCCGATGATTCAATTTCATAGTTTATTTCAGAGGCTTTCTTCTTGCTCAAAAATCCATACAAAGACATTGTAGCAACAACTGCGCTCAAGTAGTCTTTGGTTTCGATGAAGAATTTACTGCTACCACTCACTCCAAGAAATTCTTCGGGTGATTTTGTAAGTTCCTCAAAAGCAGCAATTGCTTCGGCGTCAATACCTCCTGTATATTCGCGCAGACACGTTGTACCAACCTGTTTGAATTGCTTCGTCTGCGTGTTATAAAGCACAACAGTTTTGTTTCTGCTACGCATTGTGTTACAATGTTCACAGAAAGATTTTGCTGTTCTGAATCTACTGGGGAGCGCGAGTTCAGCGCTTGGCCTCCATTCACCCTCTACCAAATGAATAACATTGCCAACTTCGTGATGGTCAAGCACAGCAATAACAATCCAGTTTTCGTAGTGAATCTTACATTCTACCATTACAGGTACACACTCAACTGTCACGCCGGGCAAATCCGTTTCTTTTTGGATTGGTTCAAGCCGTTTGTACGAGAAATCGACTTTAGCCCGCTCCGCTTTGCGACGGATACGGGCAATCTTCTTCTCGAACGATTCCATGTTCTCTGTGGGAATTAAATACATCATAGTTAGCACTCCTTGTTATTGGTAAAGCTCGTTGCGCTCTACTTTTTTTTAGTTTAGTGGCTTAAACTCTGAGACTAAATACTGGCCCGTAAGCACAGTTTGGAAAATCTGTATAATCCCGACCACGCCAAACGCGATATTTCCCGTTGTAGAAATATACCCGATATTCCACACCGCGCAAACCTTGGTGACGTTTTCCGCAACGTTGATAAGCAACACAGGCGTTGCGGGCAGTCTGATAGTCGTCAAAAATATTAATCAACATAACACTCTTTCCTCCTTTCCGTTTTTATTATCGCCCTTTCCACTATATATATTATACCACACATTCGTGTGGTACGTCAATTTGTGCCCCTATTTATAGTGCCATCAAAGTAAAAAATATCTTTGAGGTCTGATATTTTGGTAGCATCTCCTATTTCTTCTATGAACTCTTTTTCTTTGCCTTTATATGTATCTTCCCAAAAACAATCCTGCTTGATGTAATATTCATCAAATATACGTTTGAGTCTTTCGTGAAAATATCGTAGAGCCAAAAATATATTTTCGTGAAATTCGTGAACGTCTGCTTTGAGATGAAGTAGATACTGTGTGTTTGCTACGTTATATATACCAATATGGTTGATACACTCGATTTGGTCCGTTGAAATAACGTCTTTGAGATTTATGATTTCTATGTCCATATATGGTTCTTTCATTATTTTACGCCATATGTATCCATAGTTTACAACCCAAAATTTACCCATTTTCTTCTTAGAGACAACAACACCATATTGAGCCGTGTACCATCTTTTAGAATTATATTTTACACACATTCCGGGTTTTATAAGCATGGCGCATCAGTCTCCAATACTCTAGTTTTATAGATTACAAAAGTATCTTGTTCCTTTATGTCATTCCACCTGCGTATTGCCAGTTCAAGGCGCTCTTTGTAATTTTCAAAGTTTCTCCATTCGTCGTCTTTAAGATAGAAATATACTGTCTTTAATGGCTCAAGCTCTATCATCAACCTTTGGTTATAGTAGTAATCAATATCGCTATCTTCCTCGTCGCCATAATGAAATATAAGGTCAAAATTATATCCCATTACATCAGTTATGAATTTTACAAACTTCTCATGTCCGTTATCAATAATGGAGCGTTTAGAGACTGGTTTATACCATTTGTCAACTTGTTCTTTATAGACGACTATGTAATCTAATGTATCTTCTTTCACATAAAGGATGTAATATAGCTCGTCAATAGAATATGATATAATAAAGCAATATGTAAACGAGCTTTTCGGGTCTGTGTTTTGATAGAAGCCGCAGAGCATATTAGAATGCATAATTATTCACTCCCGATGAATTAAAATACAACTTTTATGGACAAGTTTTAGGCATCCAACCACTTATTATCAAGCACATAGAATCCAAAAACAAGTCCACCAGTCAGAATAATCCAGAAAAACCAGAATATAAAGATTGAAAAGTTTGAGTCATTAATCAATCGCTCTCTCAATTCTTCTGGCTCTATTTCAGAATAAAGTGTCACATAACGGTTTTGAATTTCATCATCCTTTAAAATAATAAATACAGAACCGTTCATTTCAGCCGGAATCACCTTGAAATAATAACGAACTTTGGAGTTCTCATACGCATATTGTCCGCTGATTCTTCTGTATTCTTTATCCAAATATTCGTTCCCAACATCCGACAAACGAGCGATGGTTATGTCGTAATTGTCGAATTTGTCGAACGGATATATGTCTCCATTGAACACTACATCGTTTGATTTTGTTTTTGTTGAGCCGCTGTAATCCCAAGTATAATATGTTTCAACACGGGTTGAAACGCGGCCCTTCGCGTCAGTGCTTGTAACTGTTCTTGTATGCATAGTATATTTTTCTTTGATTTTCTCAATGTATAAATATTCACCATTGAGTTCTGGAATTGTTTGGGGTTCAACTGCTTTTAACTCAAATATTGTGAAAACATCACCGACGCCAGTTTCTTTGACATAATCATACATATCCATCGAAGTGACAATTGGTGATTTCATATATCGTTCGTTTGTCTCCATTGTACTGTCGTGGATTTTTCCGTGAACGAAAAACCCGAAAGTAATCATCAAGAAAACAATGGCTAAACTGGCCAAAAGCTCACGCAAGGTGAGCTTAAAATGGCCATCGTATATAACAATATTGTTCATGTCAATCACCAAACATATTGTCGATTACTTCCAATTCTTCGGCATCGAAAGTAAGATAATCAACGTTCATCGGTTCATAACCTTGCGCAGAAAGAATCTGTTTATGCGGGAAAATTTTGATATATTTTTTATATTCTTTTACCTGCGCATTGTAATTGTTGCGATACTGAGAAATTGTATTTTCACAGATTGAAATTTCATTCATCAAATTCTCATAAACAGTATCGGATTTGATTTCTGGATAGTTTTCAACTACAACGTTCAGACTTCTCATGGCCTCTGCTACATCACCATTCTGAAGTGCGGCACGGGCATTTGTGACAGAATCCACAACATCTTGTTCGTGTCTTGTGAAATTTTCTACAACTTGCACAAGCTGTGTAATGCTGTCGTTCCGATGCTTTTGCTGAATCTCAATCCCAGAATAGGATTCGTTGATTTGTTCTTCCATGCGAGCCACGGTGTTGGATACAGAAACTGTATATCCAAGCAACAAAATCAACAGACTCAAAATTACAACGCCGATAATGGCGAACAGCTTCCAGTCAAAGTTCTTCATTGTTTGTCTCCTTTTTTAATAAGTTTGTAATGCCAATGTGCTCCTCTGTATTTCATATTTTTATTTCGTAGCTTATCCCTTGGTATTTTCTTGAACCCCATACTTTCCGGTAATTCACATCTGTCTAATACTTTTACAAACACATAAAAATCGTCATACAAATCCGAAAGAGTCTTTATGGTGTCTTCAAAATACATTCTTTTATTATCATTAAATACAATAAAGTTTTTGCTTTCCATATATTTGTATAACATCGGCGTGTTCCCTTTTGGGAGAGCAACTTTGGAATCAAGCTCGATGTAGTTATATTTCGGATATTCAATATTTTTGAACGTTTTGTCTGTTTTCATAAAAAATCCATCGTAATTATAGGTATAACGAATGAACTGATACCCACATTTGATGGCAACCTTTTCAGATTTTATGTTATTTGTATCAATGAACAGAGCCACTTTATCATAAAACATAAAAATACAGTTTGTTATGTAGCTAACAAACTCAGTCATAATACCTTTATTGCGGTATTGTTCCTCAGTATGATACGCAAAAACAAAATAATATTTATACCTGTTGAGTCTGACATTCATTAGATAGTTGTCGTCATTGTCTACTCCGCCAAAATAAATAGTAGCCACATGCTCGTTCTGACAATTAAACAGGTATAAACAGTATTCCTGTCCGCCAGCACAAAAAAAGTTTTCTCTCGTAAATAATCGTATGTAGTATACTTCATTGTTAAGTGGGAAAAAGTCCATATTATATTCTTTTATTTTTTGGTACAGCTCATAAATCCCTATTCTCTCTGATTTCATTTTGAACACCTATATATATATTATTATTAGTACTCTGTGAAATGTTTTTCAAGCTCGCATTTCCGCAACGGAAACTTTGTTGACTTTGGATTGTTTGCTTTTTGTAGGATACAACAAGTCTCATTTTTGTGTCGCGTGTATCCGACTATTGCGTATTCGTCGTTCAGAGACAGCGGAATCTTCAAACCATATCTGGGAAACACATATGTTCCCTCTTTGGCAACCTTATATTTGCGACATTTTGTTGTGTTCATTTTATAATCCCTCTTTTCATTTGTTATTCTGCTAACTGTGCCGTTGAGATATAAGCAACACCCGACCACAGACTACGCGCAATATGAAATGCTTCGTCCATATCTTTCGCCATTACAAAGCCTATAAATTCAAGCCTATGTGTATCATGTCGCCATCCGCCCATCGCCCACTTTTTCCGTTTCATCTGTTCCATATTGCCCTCCTTAGCTATCAATCCGTATAACTCGGCAAACGCATCCATATACGTTTATGATGCGACATGCCATTTTCGAGGCATCGTCCGATGAATAGTACCGCTTCGCTTCGGCTTCATATCGTGTTGTAGCAATGGAATGATTTCCATTATCAAAATCATCATGGATGTAATACAACGTTTTTCTCCCGAACCAATCAGTTTCTTCTTTTTGAAGAATATACACGCTCATACCATTTCATCTCCATTCAAACACATAACTTCATCAAAACCCTCGTATGTTGTTGGGGTTTCAAACTGTTTTGCCATTCTTTCGATTACTTCATCTGGTACTTTTCTTTCCCGTGTTGCGTTTCTTTCTTTACAAAGTTCAACGTCGGGCGTATAATAAAGCGCAATCTTTTTCACACCCGCAGGACAAATGTCAAAGGCATACCGCCGCAAACTCTTTTTGAGGTTTGTTGCGTCAATAACAACGCTGATATTAGCCTTTAACAAAAGCTCTGCTCGTTCATAAAGTGTGTTGAATACTCTGTTGTTGTCGCCCTGAAAAGATTCGTCTCCGAAAAGCTCTTTGCGAATTTCATCCGAAGAAAGTCTAATCACGTTACCATTCCTACAAAGAATATCAGCAAACGTAGATTTGCCACAGCCGGGGATACCCACAAGAACTATCATATTTACCACTTGTCGTTTACCCCCTCTACGACCACCACTTCGTTTGAATTGATATAGCAGAGTTCTCCGCTGATAATGTCGGCACACCACGTTGAAGAACGTCCTGTTAAGTACAACATATCGCGTGTCGGCGCAACAACAAGATACTTGTGTGCGCCGTATCTAAATTTGTTTCCGGGCGAAAGTGTAAGCAGTTTGGCAAGGTTATTGTTCATTTTTTATTCCCTCCTTTATTATACAATTACGGATACACACATACAATCTTGATTGTATATGCGTCAACGGCCTCTACACGACAAACGATGAAATCTCCATACTTCCGAATCGTTTCCGTAAATTCATCGGCTCGTTTTGAAGTGTCTCTCACTGTGAAACCAGATTTCAACCGCATAATATTGATTGTTTCGCTATCGCAGTCTCTGTTGATTGCTTTGATTTTTAGCGTGGTTTCTCCGCATGTAACACTTAGCATACTCTTTAATGTCATTTTTTCATCCCTCCAAATTGTTTTATTGTGTGTAACCTAACCTACTATATATATTATAACACAAAAAGCCCAATACCGTCAAATCGGTATGGGCTTTTTTAGCGCTTTTCGTCAAAATATACTCCAATTATCACTTTTTGATAGTGCTTGCATGAAACATTCATCAACTTTGTATGTCGGAAGCGTTATAAGAGAAAAAATGCTGATAATATTAAATATTGGAATACAGCATATAAGGTATCCGCCAATTGTACCGACTACCTTTTTGAAAGGCGTCAGCTCAACAATTCTATGAACCCTTGGGTTTCTAGCAAGAAATCCGCTAAGTCCAACCTGAATAATTGAATATAGACACAATCCTATACAAAAGTTGATAAGGAGAAGATTCATCATTCGACATCGCTCTTTTCTTTGAGATATTGGCCAAGGGTTTTGGTGTCTTTCTTTCTGTTGTACTTCTTTTTGCTTTCTTTGATTCGTGTGACAGGCGACATTGGCCAAAAGTTACGGCGTTTCTTGTCCTCTGCCTTTTTCTTGTTCTTTTCTGTCATGACGTCTCCTCAAAAGTTCAATCCTTATGCTAATCTCATAAGGTATATTTTTTATAATATCTGGCAACTTATTCCTAATGAGAAATCCCGGCGAGCGATAATAATTATATCTCCCTGTTTTCCGATAATACGGGAGGTCGATGCCATATCCGAATATTACCTTATATTTGTCACCGTTATATGTCATTTTAAATGTATAACATCTGTCTTGTCGTGGCGTTACTATAAACTCTATCAGCCCGTCATAGTTGTCAGAAACATATATGCCTTCATACTTCTTCCAGCCTATATATCTGTCGTTAAAATATATTGTTTCGGTTTTGCCGTCGCAACATACAATCATATGCTCTTTGAAAAAACCAACGGTAAAGGTTTTATCTCCTACATAAGAAAAGCACCAGCCTTTTAGGATGTTCTCTTTGTTATCTTCCCATCCAACCATTTCTAGCATATCGCCAAAATAGTCGTTTTGGATGCACTTACCATTTTTAAATGCGATTGCTCCATAATCAATAAATGCCATCGTAGTCCTCTCCCATGTCTCCATAGAATCTCAAACGAAGTTTGGTTATATCTTCGCCAAGAACTTCTACATTGTTACGACACCATTCACAGAAATCTTTCATAATCTGTGAAGATAATGCCTGCTCTTTTATATATTTGCCTGTGCGCACCCTTTCAGATATTGTGCGAAGATATTTCCAAGTGCGATAGTAATTGGTTTTTACTTTCAGCATATAGCCGTTAGAATCAACCAATACATAGCCCTCGACTTGTCGAATTGAATTGTGTGTTTCGTTTACGAAATCTTCAAATTCTTTCCATGTGTTCAGTGTTTTTCTGAGTTTCTTACATGGTAGTCCAAAGGTGAAACAGAATAGTTGCGTCACTCGATATGGCATGATTTCGGTTTCAATGGTGTTTCTTACCAAGTCAAGAACAACGATTTTCTGCTTTGGTTGGTCGATAATATGTGGGTTGTGAACAGGGTCGAGAACCTCGAAAACAGCCGAAACATTATGTTGTTCAAGAAAGAACTTAATTCCCTCTCTTGTTTTTGCGTTCGTAGTTGAATAGAAAATGTCTTTGAACCACTCAGCATATTCACTATCCATTGCTGACTTTGAAGTAATAATGAAGTCCTTAGTCTCTTTGTTATATGACATGATTCCAAGAAATCCGTTTTCTTTTTCATAAGCCTGTACAGGAAATTCAATTGTGTGTTTCAGCGCATCCATTTGCGTTTCTGGACGTTCTCCAATGTTGAAGAACTTATCATAGCTTCTTGCTACAACTTCGCCCGTTTTGGTATTGATGTACAACCCACGAGCCTTAACTGTTTGTTCATCCCATATTTTGTTAAAGAAAGCACTAGCCGAGAAATTGAAAGAAGAAATGTCTCCATATTTTCTTTCAACGATATTTTTATTTGCTCGCAAGTCGTCAATAATCATTTTAAATGTCACCTACCATTAAAGTTAATAAGAGCAAATCGTCGGATGGACAAATGCTGGACAAATATTCTGGAATAAGTTCATAGACTTTTTGCCATTCTTTTTTGCTGTATTCAAACTGCGTTATATAGTCGGCACAACCATTTAAATCTGCTGTATCATCGGAGTAGCCCTCAACGTAGATTCTACGAAGTGAATTGTCATAGTAAAAATACAACGTACCAAGTTCTCCATTGTATACGCCGAACATCATTGAAAGATGTACATAGTTCTGTACTTCTAAGAACCCGCGCTGTCCGGCCTCTATCGTAGTTCTGTTCATAATTACCCTCTCCACATACCAATGTACTCTACTGCTGTTTTATATGAGAATGACAACTTTCTTGGATGTTGAGGAATCATTCCGTATATCTCCGGCCATTCATCAGCGTCATAACGAAGCTCTATGATTTTATCCGACAAATCATCGCTGTCAGCTTCGGCGAAGTCAAGATATATTTTTCTTTCAGTGTATGAATACCGGAAGAAAATTGTTGTGCTTCCACAACTATACCATCCAAAAAGTGGATAATCCATTATTTGGTCACACAACAAAATATAGCTCATTGTGTTTCCCTCTTTGCCAAAGTCATAAACTTTCTTTACCATACAGCCCACCAAATTTCATATAAAATGTATAAAATGCAACCAGCGGTTGCGGCCCCTTTTTACATATATATTATACCACAAATCCCCGCACCTGTCAACTAGATGCGGGGATAGAGCTATACATAGAATCGTTTGTTCGTTTCGGTGACTACATCGTCGTAGAAATACTTTTTCATAATACTTCTTGATGGATTCATCTTTCTGTTTCTTGTTCGCATAATACTATGCGCAACCAACTTGCCCCATTCGGTATCGTCATACGAAAGTATTGTTACTTTCGCAATGCGATACAGAGACTTGCTTCTATATGTGATATAAACTTGCTTTGCGCTCACATCTGGATAGATAGCAATTGTGGCGTCAATGTAGTCAAATTCGCCAAATTTAGGCAGTACAATCGTCCTTGTAATGGCCCTTTGGTAATCTGTGGTATCTCTTAGGTTATACCACAACTCTTTAGTTGTCATGCGCGGCCCTTTCAGCTCTGAGTTTTTCTTCGGTTTCCATATAATCTTTTAAATGCTTACACTGTACATTTAGGAAGTCATATTCTTCTTTGAGTTTAGCATACTCTTTCTTGAAATTTTCAAATTCCTCTTGTACAGCCGGGAACTTATCTTTTATAGCATTGTAATCGGCAACGGCTTTTGTATATTCTTGTGTTTGTTTTGTAAGGTCTGGGTGCTTTTTCGTCCAGTAGGACGCATAATATGCCATGAATACGACTACAATCGCACATAGCAATATGGCAACAACTACCAGAACGAGAATACCAAGCCAAACATTAACCATAATCATTCCTCACTTATAACATAATGGCAACTGCTATAACCATATATATCAATATCGCTATGATTGCCAATAGTATGGCTGTTAAAATAATGTTAATCATATTTGTCGTATCTTGAGCTTACTACAAGGCAAGCATATACAATTAGCGTAATCACACCCATAAGGCTAAGAATTGTTATCATCATATTTTCACACCGTCCTAACAATAAACAAAACACAGCCATCCATAGAGTCAATCAGAGCAATCTTTTTGTCCATGAGAGTGCTGTATGTTTTGACATCCTCTTGATTGTTTAAGAGATAGAAAGTCTGACGTTCTTGAATATAGAAAGGGAAACGAATCAATTGTTTATCCATATAGGAACGAATTGTATCGTCTTTGATGATTAGCTTTGCGCTTTGTTTTGCTTTGACTTTAACAGCAGTTGGTTTCATTGATTCATCAAATGTTTTTGCTATCGTTGCGGCATCTTGAGCAAGTTTTGGAATCCATTCACCACGTTTTGGTTTTTCTTCTTTTACACTTGGAGTGCGTGAAATCAGAGAAATTACTACAATAAAAACAACGAAAGCAACAGCAAACCAAATCCCCATCATAACAAACACCCCTCTACATTTTCATAGTTATGTCCCGTTTGGCAATGTTGGAACAGCCAATAGCATACAGTCCAGCGTCATATTCGTTCTTGAAAATATGTTCGCCAGTCGTCACGAGATACTGTGTGTCGTATCCTCTGTTTACTTCCAGCATATATGCCAAGCCAATGACAGCGCCATTGTCAACCTTTGCGGCAACCTGATATACATTCGCCGCATAAACCTCAAAGTTCTTGAGATTTATAGTTTTCATAGCGGGAGTAGGTACAAAGTATACTTTGTCTCCCTGTTTGAATTTGGCGTATTTTGGACTCATAACTACGTTCACTTTAAGCACTCCCTTTTATTTTTAGCCCAATCTTGGGCTTCTTTGTAAGATGTGAAAACTTCATCATTGCTCGCCACTACATTTGTTTCATCACTGTCGAAGATAAGGGATAGGACAAATTCTATATCAAACATAGAACTTTTGACACGCTTGTTGATTCTTGCGCGATATATTTTGTACTGATTTAGTCCATATATTCTTGCGCTATATTCATAGGGTACATAGTATACAACGTCCATAATTCCCCACCTTTATATTATTGGAGACTGTGAGCCGCCAAGAAAACCTGACGGCTCTGTCTACTCCATGAATTTTCAGATTTCAAGACATGCGTCGAATGGGTCGAACTCGACAACTGAGGTTTTTGCTTTGGGTTTCGACGGCTCAACGTATGCTTTAAATTCAATGCCCGGCAACATGCTCTGCGACGGAGCGTTAAAAGAGGTTGTTCTAACAGGTGGTGTCACAGCTTTGGGTTTGTTGTTTGCTCTGAAAGTATAGACAACAAAATCCCCTACGCTTTCAACTACCTTGGCATCTTCTGTGCCGCCGTACTTTCCGAAGTCACACTTCAACATGATTTCATAATCGTCTGTGCCATACATAAGAGGCACACCGACTTTTGTTTTTGCGGCGCTCATTCTCTCCGAGAGAGGGATTCCATATCTGGCAATAAGCCTATCAATGGTGTTTTTGTTTCGCACAATGAAACTTGGCGCTTCGCTTTCAGAAACGCCAAGATAATCACGGCAGAACGAATTGTAGTTTGTGATTTTACGCATTAGTAACCCTCCAATGTTTATTTTGTTGTGAACACCGCGTTGCCTTTTACTATACATATATTATACCATATTATATTATATGGTGTCAAACATAGATTGGTTATTTATCACATGGAAGTTTAACTTTGTACATATCTTTTGAAAGTTTTCTGTAACATACGCACACTTTAGGGAGGAACTTTGATTTGTATTTTGTGTCTGGGTATGTTCCGCTTTTTATGCATTCGTTTATAAAAGGTATCAGTTTATAATTGGAGTAAACACACGAATTATATATATTTGCATGTGGTAAATCGCGTCTCCAACGAAATACGTCCCGAATAAATTTGTATGCCTCTTTTATTTCTCCGTCAATTTCATCTATATCAACATTGTCATATTCGACATTTACCATATGCCGCATATAGCATTGTGTTGTTCTATCATAAATGCTTGGTCCTACATATATAGCTCTAATAGAGATACTGTGTATATCACATATTATATGGGGATAGCCACCTATTGAAACGATTTGTCCAATATACATTACATCACCTAATTCTATATATATTCTTTTTACGCTTTTGTGTCAAATCAAAGTTTGAAATATATACAATGTCGTACAGTTTTTCGCTTGGTATTATATCGGTTATCGGCCTATGATAAGCACTTTTCCCCGGAACATCGCACCTATATTCCATGAACAATTTCTGAATCGTAAGTTCGTGTTCGGTTGGCTTATATGAATCATTTATGTTATCAAAAAGATATGATATAACTTTATATGTTCTACCAATATACATTTGATTCTTGTGTCTTAGGACGACTATATCTACATATTCAATATCATCATCGTCTAGTCTGCAATCGTACACATAAGATACAATCGCTAAAGCCATGTTTTTATTGGTGATAGAATAGCGTTCATCTGCTTCTCTTGTTGCCGATACGAAATCTCCTGTTTTTAGCATATTACACCCCGAAAAGAAAAGGGGCGTATGATTTTACATACGCCCTTAGAATATTTGTCAACCCTTTGAAGCCATGGGCACATATTGGAAAGATTCAATTGGAGAGAATTCAAGTCCCATCTTGTTGGATGGACACATCTTTACAACTCCAACTTCTTCCAACGGATACTCCGAACCGTCCATCAGATTAATGATGCTCTTATGGTCGGTTACGATGCCCCATGTGGTTTTGGCAAAGTTCCCATCAATTGCGAACCGGGCAAAATCGCCTTTTTCAAGTTTTGTACAAATTTCCATTTTTGCTCACCTTTCTTACTCAAAATCATACTTAAGTTTTTCTTTATATATTTCCATGTTTTTGACGTATTTATCATATGCTTCGTCTGCGTCAAAAGCACCGAAATACTCATTCATCATTAGCCTATAACATCGTGTGTTGGGAGAATACATATAGCTATTCCATATAGGCCAATCGTTACCATTCAAATATTTCATCGTTGCGGCGGCAACTCCCGCACTACGAGAAATTCCTGCATCACAATGGACAAATATATGTTCTACTTTATCTTTGTTATATTTCACAGCATCAGCAAAGTGCTTTGCTTGTTCTTCTGACATTCCCATGACGTTTTCTTCATCATAGAAGAATTCAGTAACTATAATTGCGTGTGGGTTTTTAAAGAATGGTTTTCTGTCGAGAGGGGTTACTATTGATAGAATCAAAAACGGTTCTTCAATGTCATGTTGAAGCAAATATGTCAGCAAGTCTGCTCTTGAAAATACTCTTATATCCATTTAAACCACAGCCTCATTTAATCTCTTAACCCATTGTTCATAATATCCTTTCTCTTTACCGTCTTTCTGATACACATGGGGCTGTCTACGACTTGGATAAAAGACAACATAATCGGTTAATGACCATCCTCTGCCTTTAATAGTAACTACTTTACGGTCTAAAAATTCTAGACGATGTGCCATTAGTTCATCTATACTAAATTCTGGACTTTTACAATGCCGTATCTTTCTGTCAGCAATAATAAATTTATGTGAGCTGATGTCGTATAAAAATCCTCCATAGTATAGTTCGTCGTCATAGGATGTATCAATATCATATTCATTGATTATGATTTTAATGATGCTTGCCAAATCTTTTGTCAGAATCAAAGTCCTTGCAACTCCCTTTGCGCTTCCTCAATTGTATCGGCTGAGAAAACAAATTTCCCGTTATAATATACCTCTATATGTCCATAGACATTTCTGAAATCGTACATCACATTACCTCCACAATCATATTGATATGATATTCTTCATCCTTTTCGTTGTATTTGATTTTATATCCGTTCTCTTTCAACTTAAATCCCCACGGATATTTTTCACATGCCAATGCGACAGAAATCAACTCAATTTGAGGGATTGTCCATTCTTTTTCGTGCCTCAATCTAAGCTCATTGTATTTTTTCAAATACTTGAGCCAATCGAACTTTTGTCGCATATAAATCTGTGTACCTTTCGGCAAAGACACAGAATATTTTTTAGACTTGTCATATGCGTAAAGTTTGCCACTTGTAATCACAAGTTCTACGTTTTTGCCATTGTGTACCATATTGTCCCTCACTTGTTAAATATTTCTTCTATCGTCGGAAACGTTTTAGACTTGCCTGTATAACTGAGGCTTAACATTCGACTTGAAAGTTTCCCATCTTCAAATCGTTCTGCTATTTGGATTTCAATAAAATCATCTACGTCTATTCCAGCGCGATGAAGAAATCTTGCTAATGCTATCAAAGCGTTCTCGCCATGAGAACTCCCTATTACAAATTGTCCTTTAACCGTCAATACCGATATTGCGAAATTAGGATTCATTTAATCACCCCAGAAGCGAAGATGTTGTTCCATGTATTAACAAAAGCCGTTATAGTATATGCTATACGGTTGCTTTTGTCAACCAATAGCCTAAACGCACCGAAATCAGTTTCATAAAAGAAGTAATAATAATACTCTCTTTCATCCTTAGACGCAATTTTACCACGAGTGATAATTTCTTTTACAAGATTCTGATATGCTTTCTTATCTGTGTGCGCATAATACAATGTTTTTGTTTCCATCGACATTACATCCCCTTTCATTGTATATATTATACCACAAAAACACATCATGTGTCAAATCAAATACGTATAAATACACAAAAAGAGCCATGGAATTAGAATCCATAACTCTTTTTGCGTAGATAGTGGACATTCTGATTTGCCGTTCTAAAAAGAGAATCAAGCGAATCAAGCGGAATCAAACGGAAATCAGATGGTCGGAGTAGAGAGACTTGAACTCCCGGCATCCTGCTCCCAAAGCAGGCGCGCTACCAACTGCGCTATACCCCGATGTTTCACACATAAAAAGATAACTATTCATGTGTGATTTTGAAATGGCGCAGATAGTAGGATTTGAACCCACGCGGACAATATGCCCCTAACGGTTTAGCAAACCGTCCTCTTAACCAGACTTGAGTATATCTGCATTTATACCCCAAGACCAAAAACTTGGGGACTTTTGCGAACATAAAAACTGATACGGAATAAAAGGAACCAAAATGACGCTTTGTCTAAAATTGTTCGCTTGGTTTTGGGGAACTTGGCGCTGTGCTGAGGAATTGAACCCCCGTCCTTTCAGACGTATATCGGATTTCAAGTCCGAGTGCCAACCATTGGCAAGCACAGCTTATTATTCGATTTTGTAGAACCAGTGAAGCACATACGAATCATCATAGTACATAATGGTGTCAAGAAATGTATATCCGCCAAGGCTTTCATCGTTTATGTAAGCTCCGGTTTCAATCGGGCGAAACGTAACAGTGCGACTTCTTGACATCGTATCACGCATTAAACAATACACAACAGTGGTTTCGTTTTGTTTCTTGAGGCTCAATACCTTTTCGATTGGGCCTTTGATAACGGGTTCTTTTAAAGGGTTAAACTTGTATATGTATCTCATGCTTTACACCACCTAATTTAAGAATCGTGCCACTACAAAACCCTCTCAGGAGGAAGAGGGAACATCGTGGCTATGTTTTTAGGAGAAAGAATAACAAACAATGCCAGAAAGATTCTGGTGGTGGGAACTCAGGGACTCGAACCCCGCGCTGGCATAGTTTATAAGACTATCGCTCTAACCAACTGAGCTAAGTTCCCAAATTTTGGGGCCTATCGCCCCGTGTTCATCCGGTCATAGCGCACATCGCTCATGCCAGTTGCTTCAACCGCGCTTCGTAACGCCAGAGCAAAACTTTCGTTTATCGAAAGTTTTCTCATTATGCTGATTCCTCCTTCCACATTAACGCCTCGCCAGCAAAACACGGTTTGGGAAATTATCGAAGCGTATCGGGCGTTTAATAAGGCGAATGCAATAGACGAAGCACATTAGTAGCTATTTGACTTAAACATTATTTCGTGATATTATATCATTGAATAAAAAACATAGGTGTTGCTTGTATCTTTATAAATTATATTGACACCTAATAAGCGCCACTCACCATCACAAATAAAAACGCTCATGTTCATATAAAAACCGAATTAGTGGGGATGTCTTATTGACACCAAGGATTTCCCCGGAAGGAGGTATTTATATGACAGTCACTCTCGTAAGAGGGCATTGGCGCTGTTACCCTAGTGGCGTAGTTGGCTGGGTACACGCACATGTGCGTGTATACCGCGCTCGTTAAACGGGCCGGTATGCGGTTGAGTGGCGCTTATTAGGTGTCAAATTCTATCAATGGAGTTCGTCCCTATGACTGGGGCGTTTTTTTATGCTCAAAATTACTTTGCGAATTGAAGGTAATGAAATTGTACGCAATCATCATGGAGAAGCTGATACATAAAGGAGATACCTAAGTGACATGTAACAGTACAGAAATATTAAATTTTGATGTTTATATCATAACATAAAATCGTCATTTTGTCAACACCATAACGACAGATTTTACAAAAATTTCACAAAATAATTGCCGACTTCATGCCCAATTTGGCATAACTTATGCGAGAGGGTAACGCATAAGAATCCTTAGTCGGCGGATTTTTGGGACAAAGAAAAGAGAAAGAAAGGGGTTTACCTCTTTGCAGAGGTTGATGTTGATGGTTGGATTTGAACCAACGGCCTGTCGTTTAATCGCTCGACTGCTCTACCAGACTGAGCTACATCAACACACAAAGTTATACTACACGCCATCAGGGGAAAAGCTATGGCTCCTTTGCGCTCCCAATATTGCGCCCCACCCAAACCCTCGTATAACCTGTCAGAGGTTTTAATAATAATAGGCTAGACCTCTGAAACTAGAGCCATTTTGAGATTGGCCAAATCTACCGCAAGCAAATGGCGGTTGGTTGCGGTGTCGAGACTCGAACTCGAAAGGCATGGGGTATGAACCCAGCCGTTTCCCTTACTTTCACACCGCGTCGTTTTCATTGTCTATATTATATCATATTATCAACAGTCTGTCAAATAGAATACAAACTCATTCCCGGAACTTGTAGAGATAAACAACCCATTCCCCTTGTATTTCATTCTAAACGGGCAAAACTGTTTTTCTCCAATATAGATATCACAAATATCTTGATTCATTTTTTGATTGTAAAAGCATTCTCCACCAATAAGGTGTATATCACAATATGCTTTTGGGAATAAACGGTATACATCTTTATAGCTGTATACTTGTTCTACATTGAATTTTTCATCTAACTTACTCATTCTTTGAACCCCTTTGTTAAACTCTTGACTAGCCGCCTTGTTTAAAAGCAAATTGAAATAATTTCAGCCAATTTGTTTATCCTAACATACTTCGCAAATTCCACTTGCGTGTTCATCGCTAATATATTATTCAAAACCAGAAATTCTTCTAAGAAATGTAATTCCAATACATTATAAAAAACTGGCGAAATGTCTGGTGGTTGTATTGAAGTATGAGATAACACGATGATGAATAATCGAAGTCGTGATGTAACGATGCTCGAAACTTTTGCTTGCCTAGAAGTGTTAGTAAAGTCAACACAAAACTATCATCACAATTTGATTATCAGTCAAACTTTTAATAAAGCAAGATAAGATTTTCGCTCAAAGAGCAAAATTTTTACGCAGCCTCATAGTTCATCTGCGTCTGAACCGGTTTACTCATATCCCAATTTGCTTTTAAACAGGGCGGTTAGCCCTGTGGCGGGAGTTACTTCTCAGCGCCCATAACGGTTGAAAAGTAAGTCTCTACCGCATCAGAAAGAGAACCATCAAAGTCGAAAATCGACTCGTAGGTTACATCCGTTGTTACCATCGCTTTGTCCACATAGTTGGATGTCGAATTTGCTTCCGTGATAAGAGTGCGCTGAATTTTGCGGAAGTGGTTGCGGTCGAAGTCAATGGTTTTTACACATTCGATGGGATAACGATAGGACGTTTGTTTGCCCTCATTATCCATCTTATACCCAATTCCCTCTGACTTTGTAGCAGAGGATTTGATAGAAGTGATGTTGGCCACATGCTCAGAAAGAGAACGTTTGACGTTTGCCATATTAATGGCGTTGTCCAAATCGAACGGGATAGTGCGTTTAGCATCTCGAATTGCGTCAGAAAGGCGGCATTTTTCATCCACGAGCTGAAGCGCGAATCCAAGAAGCTCAGACGCCGAAACTGCAGAGCCATCAGCTTTGAGCAAACGATAGCTCTCTTTGACGCACAGGACTTCGATTTCTTCGTCCTCTGCTTCTGAATATGCCTTGGATTTCAGATGTTTCTCTTTGGTTTTCACAAAGAGGTCGGACATAGACATGCGACGCTCAACGTCTGTAAGCCACTTGGTAAGTACGTTCTGTGCGTGAAATGCTTCTTTCAGTACCATAATTATTGCTCTCCTTTTAACGAATTTGTAAAATTTTCATGTATTCTTCCAACCCATCATCAGTTCCATCCCAATCGGTATGGAGCGTGCCGTCGGGGAACAGCACAAGTTCTTGCATCTCTACGATATTGCCAATTTTTACTCTGGTGTTAGCCAGTCCACGGTGATACCGTATCAAGCCTCTACCGTCTTTGCGTTTAAACTCAAACTTGTGGCAGACATGGCAATATACCTCAGATTGCAGGCGATAGTTTGCTGTTAGATAATCCATGATTCCATGGTTATCAGATAAATAATGAAGATTTTCGGGAGTAACGCTGTTGTAATCTTCACGGAATGTGATGTCGATATTTCTGCCGAGCTTACTATATCGGCTTTCATACTCACAAATGCTTTCTGGATTAAAGTTATCATCAATAACGACGTTAATTCTGATGTTGAGATTATCTCTAAATCCCTCAAGTTGTTTGTCGTCGGCCAAAATTGGTTTTTGTTTTTTTTCGTCAAGAACATGACGAGAAATATTAATCCCTTTGATTTGCGGTGTGGTATTTACATACCGAATAAATTCAGAGCAGTTTTTCTTTGGTAGCTCTGTGTTGATATAGACATTCTTCTTTCCAACAAGAGTTACCATAGACCTTAACAAACTAATATCTTTTGTTGGTTCGCCGCCAGTAAAGACAATTTCTGTAAGTTTGGAGCGGCTGAATTTCATCATCCACTTCAAAACACTTACATAATCAATACTACATTTTTGGTACAAAGCCTTACTTGTACAGAAAGAACAATTATTATCACAATCTGTTGGCACATATACCGTACACATTGCGTCTACTTTTTCTTTGTTGTAGGAAACTTCTGAATCTGATAAATAGTATTTCACATTAGCACTCCTTTGCAAGAAAATAGGAACATAATGGTGTCGGTGCCGGGACTCGAACCTAGTCAACTCGCGTTAATAGTGAGTGCGCTTCCTATGCGCTACACCAACACAATGGGGCGAGTATTCCCACCCCAAAGATAAGGGGGAAAATTAAGAGGAAAAATTATGCCCAACTGGTGACCCCTGCGGGATTTGAACCCAGCGATTCCGGCTTGAAAGGCCGACGTCTTGAACCAACTTGACCAAGGGGCCATGCCAAGCCAGCGTTTATTAGACGCTGGCAAAAGGCATCCATGTAGCCAGCGCAGAGCGACTGCGCCGTTTGTGTTCAAACGCCCTGTGAAAACGTGGGGAACTTCACCACCAAACTTCCGGGCTACAAGTTTCTTTCTACATTTGTGCCGGGTCGGAAACAAACAACCAAGCCTCTTGTGAGTTTTCCAGTCTCACTCAACCCACCACTACTGCTCAGTTGGAAAACACCGAACAGCCGACCCACTTGCGTGAATGGTAAGGGTTTTACACAGTGCACTTTGTGTAATGGGTAAATGGTGATTGCTGGTGGCATACGAGCCACCGCCTCCCGCCTGAGAAGCGGGCGACTTTCCCTTGTCCAAGCAACCATAAATGGTGACCTCTGGTGGTATGCGAACCACCGCTTTCTATCGGAGAGATAGACGACTTTCCCTTGTCCAAGAGGCCATAGATGGTGACAGGTATGTGATTCGGACACATGTTTCCGCCTTGAGAGGGCGGCGACCTAGACCGCTAGTCGAACCTGCCATATAAAACTCCATAGAATCCACCGCGTTCACGATGCTATTGTTCGCCCGTCCGCTATGCTCAATCGTGTATAGTGGAGTTGCCGTCAATCCTATGGAGTTTGAAACACTGAAACAAGTTAGCATAAAAGGTGAGAAATTTATTTTTGATTTGCTTCCCTGTTCCAGTGTTATTATTATAACATACTGAACCAAACGCTGTCAAATAAAAACGATGTTTTATTTGGTGTTCCTCAGTATCTATATTATATCACTTCATCGTGATATGTGTCAAATAAAAACACATGTTTTTCTATGCGTAAACGCCAATGACTTCTACTTCTTCATCCATACTTCCACCAATCGAATACATCTTTTCAATTTTGCGTGGAGTGGTCGGCCATGAATATAGAATACACAAGTCTCCGTTTGACTGCCTAGAGAATCCACGAATGATAATGCGAACAAAATTTCCCTTTTCACCGAACTCAACTTTTGCTACCGAATACGGCAAAACCTCTCGATATGAGACAACTTTTGACTTTTCAAACTCCCTTACTTCTTTTCTTCCCATCTTTAGAACTCCCCTTTTTCCTGAATACACTGTATTCGGGTTTTATATTTACCCATGCTGTAATGACATAAATACATGGATATCTATATCTTGGATGATTAAACCCTATAACAACGATTAGGTTTTTAGTATCACCATAAGGAACTCTAAGAACCGCCTTATCTATTCTCCCCTGTCTTACTTCGACACGAACTATTTCGCCGCAAAGCAACAGTTCTTTGTCGATGTCAGTCAAATTATATCTGCGTTTAAAACAATTCTTGTGTTCCAAATAGTTTTCTACTATTTTTTCAGAACAGTGTCTAGAATGAAATATTTGACGATTCTTTTCGCCAATCATTTCCATAGTTTTATCACAAATAAAATGCGGGAGATATGTGCCTTGATAAATTCCATCTTGGAACATTTAGTTGTCACTCCCTTATCATGTTTATATTATACCACGATTATGTGATTCTGTCAAGCAGAACCGAGGTTTTAGTAATAGACTTTCCAAAGCTCCTCGATTCTGCTCAACTCTACTGGTGCCATACCCCAACGCTCAACGCATACGCAAACGCTTCTCTTTGTAAGCGTCTTATACATTTCACTACCATGGACGTGTCCATAAGCAAAATAGTATGGTGTAGCGTCGCTCATATAATCGGGCGGTTCATGTCCAAGAACAAGGAAGCCATTATACATAATGGGATAACGATATACTTCATCGAACCCTTTGTCCATCCACCATGAAATAGAGCGTCCTCTGTCGTGGTTGCCCATGATAAGAATTTTCTTTCCCTGTAATTGACTTACACACTCTTTGGTCATTTCTGCGCCGCCAAAAGAAACATCTCCAAGGCAGAATACCATATCATCATTTGAAACAACCTTGTTCCAGTTTTTGATGATACCAGCGTTCATATCTTCGATATTCCTAAACGGACGCTTCTCATATTCGATGATGTTTTTGTGCCCAAAGTGTAAATCAGACGTCAAAAATACTCTCATTTTGTTCTCCTTTCTATACAAATATGATTCTTCCATTGCTATCTATTCGCACGTTTAAAGTGGTGCCAGTTGTGGTTATTGTATCAACATGGTTCAGTATTCCTGTGCTACGCAAAGAAGAAATAAATGTTAGATATGGACTAGACGATAGTCCTCCTGTTATGACTGATGTATCAACAGTAAAAGGAGACGTGTCCCAAAGTCCCGAAAAAACACCTTTCACTTTGCCATCTTTAGGCGGGCGCTTACGAGCCTTATAAAACTCGAAAAACCAATCATCAGTCACAACAATTATTTTATCTTTATTCTCTTTTATTTCGGCGTTACTTATATCAATCCAGTTCCTAATTTTAGGTACTAATAGTTCGCCACTATCAAGAAACATAGTCGTATGCACGCCAATATTATACAAAACACATCCGTCAGAATCAATTGGAAACGCATCAAACTCGTGCGTTTCTCTAAACGTTATATCGTCTAACAATAACTTGAACTCGTCATAAGACATATTTTTCACCACAACTTTGAACTTCGATGTATAACGCTCCCGTTCAAAGGATTTTTAAGCTCAGGCACTCCCATTTTGATTTCAATAGCGTCTCTATTAGCACCATTTGGGATAAGAATATGTTGAGCATCGTCGTGTACATGGCCATATCTGGACTCTTTCGGCGTATAGTGCCACATATCGTTTTGATAGAAAGTTCTTGAATATCTGTCGATTTTGGTATACTCAACATCGGTACCACCTATAATTTCCTTTGCTACGGCATCGACAGCATCATAATATGAGCTATCGGGACTACCCTGTCCGCTAAAGCCCATAATGCTCTTACTGGCTTCGTCGAAACAAACAGCACTACGGCATTGTTTACTATTCCATTGAAATTGAAAATTACCGCCCCTAACCTTAAGCGTATAATCATGTTTTTTGTCGTTATGTTTAAACGCAATCGCTGTAAAGGCATCTTGCATTATAGAAAATGCGCAGTTTGAAAAACTACCTTTCCCAATATCAAAACATGACACCCATTTGTGTTTTGTGATTGACATTGTAAAATAGTCCATTGGGTCAATGGAAATTTCAATAACAGCATCAATCTTGGTGTTCTGCATGATTTTAGACAAAGCAATATCAAACATATCGTCATTCAAAAGCTGTGAAAAGAACTTCGACACTTTCATTCCAGTTCGACATATATCGCAATACTTAGAGTAAAGGCTGGGAACTCTATGAATCTTGTTATCAAGAATTTCCCTAGTCGAAAACTGTCTTACATGAAAACCATATACTGGAAACTCACTAACGAAATCATCAATCAAAGCTTCCATTTCACGTTCTGTTTTGTTGACTTGGAATGTTTTCTTAACTGACAGATTGCGCCCCATTAAGAGATAAAGCCACTTCTTATTGGTTGCCCAATTCGTCAACATCTTTTTTACATAGTCCATTGGGATTTCCTCTGGTGAAGCATTCTCCCATGTACCATGAGCAATCATTTTTCTTGCCATGTCAAAATCAACTTTTGACAGCATTTCTTCAATAATTGCTTTGTCAAAATCTCTAGCGCCATTAATAACAATGGCGTCCTCTACACGTTCACACAGCTCTTTTTTATTTGGTTTCAACATTGCCGCAGAAAAACCAAACCCGTCTTTTTGGAAAAGATGAATTGAGATACCATCGTTTGTTTTTACGATTTTATCTTTTACTTCTGGTGTTACACGAAATTTGTGTCCACAATATATGCGCATGTGTGTGGTAAAACCACCGGGCACTCCCTCTAAACTGCCGAACTCTTTTGTAAGTTCATCCATACTTTTTACAGTCAAAACCATGCCACTACGCAATGCGCCGGGCAACTGCCACTTATACAATATCATCAATCCTGCCTTTCTCTTAGTATACTTATATTATATCACACTTATGATTGTTTTGTCAAATGCGACATAATACAATATTCTTCATAATTTATCTTTGTGCGCTCTTTGCCTTTGAGATAGAAATAAAGAACATTGTCTTTTTCGATATATCCTCTATTGGCAATAGCATCACACTTCTGCCAGTCTTTAGAGGCGTTGAATGCTTCGACAAATTTCTCTTTTGAACCCAAAGAATATTTATCCTTTGTCAAAATAACCATCCTCCATAAGCGCGTCTACTATGCTCGAAATGGCTGATTCTTTTGTATCGTCTTTTTCGTCGTAACAGTCGATTGGCCATACAGCATATCCGTCGTCATTATAAAAATATTCGAGCGGATTATCTTGTTCCATATAGATTGCAAATTGTTCATCTCCAAAATACAATCTATTAAGTACAAGACAAAGTTCATTTGCCCAATCTTCATTAGGCATAATAAACTCAATTTGAACCATCCCGTCATAGACTTGGCCTACGCCATACTTAGTAGTCATAGTGCCCTCTCAGACAAAAGTCTTTTACTTTACCGTTGTTAAATCGGATATAATCACCACATGGCGTGATTTCTTCATCGTCAACGATAATATATCCACCATCAAACAGGCAATATAAATCTCCGTCATGCATGAGGCTCCAATCGACAAAATCTCCTAGGTTCTTAATCCATGAACCAAAGTGTGGCTTCATGTTAAAGTCTACAAGGCCAATTCCATCAGTATTGCCAGAGCCTACGATGTCTTGGTCAGCAAACCGCGCAATTTCAACGGTTTTAGACATCATAATACTGCCAGCACTTTCACCGATAAGAATACCACCATTAGACGCAAATTTATTCAATATATTAAGCATACCATGTGTGCGCAACAGCCACTGAAAAAGGAATGTGTTGCCACCACCAAGGATGATAACATCGTTGTTCATCAGTGAATCGACTTTTGTTTCATCCCATAAATAGCCAACGTCGAACATAGATATGTTTTCGTGATTGAATCCCATTTTTACAAGAGCGCGATATTCTCCTGTGGATGTAACACCATAAAAATTTGTAAATGACGGGATTACACAAATTTTAGGGTCACAATTTTTCGACTTTTCCATGATGAAATCATGTACCTTTTTATCCCCAAAGAAACTGCTAAACAGTATGAGGTTCATAAGAACGCCCCTTTTTGTTATTATCAAAAATTGAAGCTGGGGCGGAATCTCCGCCCCAGCTTGTGATTCGGTTATAGCTTCGATTAGCTATAACGTGCGATTTCTGCGCGTGCCGCCGCCAGAGCTTTTTCAGCTTCTGCGGCCTTTGCCTTTGCGGCAGTCAGACGCGGGTCCTCTGCCGTCCAAACCGTAGAAAGACACTCGGTGAAGCAACGTCCCGTCATGTACTTGAGAGCTTCGGACAGGCGGTTACGGGTGGGAACAGCCTCAAACTCCTCAACCTTTACAACGTCACGGCTACCCTTGGTGCCGCCGCACACGGCAATCTTGTCCGTACCAACTTCGATGCCGTTGGACTTGCCGTTCATAAGATTGATAACGTCGTGATGGCCGTTATCGTCTGCCACGACAACATACTTGTCGCCGTTCTTGACGGTCAGAATCATAGCCACCTTGAGGTCGTTGTTCGTCTTAATCGTCTTTGCCATAAATGTTTGTCTCCTTGTTTAATAAAATTTATGTGAATATAACGGACACTAATTTGTGTTTCCCCATCCACTACATATATTATACCATAATGTCGGGAAACTTGTCAAGTGAACCACCACGAATCTAAAGACTTCTTGGATTCCTACTTCATCGACTCTGCTTATTTCTAAGTCTTACTTAATCTCCATAGGCGTTAATTCCCGTAGTTCCTACGGTATTTAAATAAAAACGATGTTATTTTTTATCTCCAAACATGGCAATCAGCAGAGCATCATCCGTATTAGGAGTATCAGGAAACGTACCGCTGGGAAACGAGTCCAAATCTTCATCGTCTGTGAGGAGCTTCGACACGTTACTTTTTGCGCCGACGCCCTTTTCTTCTTTTGTTTTTGTGGCAGATTTTACCACGAAAGGGAAATGTTTCTTATTACCCTCGTCGTCCAGAATTTTTTCAATCATGTTGATTGTCTGGAACATGTCTTTGACGTTTACAATCTCTTTTTCGGTGTGATTATGGATATATCCACAAGAGAAATTCACGCCAGCAATGTCCCATTCTGGACAAATTTCGCAAATATCTGTCCGAGAACCCGGAGTTTCTTTATATCCAAACGAACAGATATAGTCGATGAACTCACGGTTCTTACACTGATAGAAAACCGCATCAGTAGAACCCTGTCTGTCGATTTGGATTGCGAAATTGATTTCTCCAACCTTTGCTTTCAAAGGTTTCGCCGCTCTTCTTGCGCCGATACAGCCCTTTTCTTCCTGTGTCGTAAACAGCACAGACGGAAGTTTATCTTTTTCACGTCCAGAAATGATTTTTAGAATAGTATAAATACCATTCCTATCATCCCCACCGATACCCTCTGGCGACCAAATAAGCTCCTGCTTTGGGTCATACAGAACAGTTTCGGGCGGTTTGTTGAATACTGTGTCCATATGGGCACACAGAACAACTGGAACTGTACCTTTTGCGAAAATATAGTCCTGTGTTACAGTACAGTTATCTTCGCCATAAATCTTTGGAATTTGACGTCCAAGATATTCAACGAGGTCGCTTTCACGACATTCTACAATGAGTCTATACCCATCGAAGTTAAAACCTTTCATTTTTGCTCTCCTTTATCTCCTGCGGCCATTTCTTCTGCGCCAAAGTCAACGCCACGAATATACTTCTCGAAAGTATCGTTCTTGATTTCACCGAGTGCATCTCGATATTCGGTGTATTTGCTCATAAGCATATCAAGTTGTGGAGTTTTGGCGAAGAAGTAAATGAAACGATGTGGCTTTACGAGGTCTTTTCGAGTATGGTTCAGCTTACACCCGTTCAAGAGCAGAAAAGCCGCCATTTTCATGCTCAAAATTTCCTTTTCGGGGCCATAATATGCTTCAAAATTCTTCTTACCCATATCATTTCCCTCTCTTAAACGATTTTGGAAATGTCGGGGTCGTCTTTGTTGAGCTTGCTTTTGGCCGGAGGAGTTGCCGGAGTCGAATAACTATGCGACGAATAACCACTTGTACCGTAGTACGTCGTGCCGCCGTATGTCGATGTTTTGGTTTTACAAAATCGTTTAACCTCAGACTCAATTTCTTTCTGGTCGTAATAACCATAAGAACTACGTTTCCATTGCCCGTCAAATCCGTCTACGGTTTTTATGCCGGGGTCAGAATATCCATATGCGATTCTGTTTTCCAAATCCATGTACCAAAGATGCAACGACGCTTCGCTTCCGTCAGACGGTTTTGTGATTTCTCCAACCAATAACCAGTCTGTAACCTCACACAACTTTTCAAAGTATGTAAAGTCCTTTTCTTCAAAAGCATCGTGTGTCGCGCCCAATGTATTGCGAATCATACACTGAGCAAATATCGTACCGTAGTTTTTATCCTCACGGTATCCGATATACTGGTTGATTTCCTCATACTTCGAGGAGTTTTTGAGGTAATCCACTGTCTGTTCGACAATATTTGCCTCGATAACTTGAACTGTACCCGCAACATCATCCACGATACAATCGCAAACGATAGTTGCTCTCTGTGTAAGTGCCAAAGCATATTTCGACAACTTATCGAAAACGGTATCGTCTACATAAACTGCTGGGTGGCTTGCGCCAGATAAAATTTTCATATTGAACTCCTATCTAAGTCTTACAAAACCGAAGAATCGAAAACGACTCTATTGGAATTTGTAAGGAGCTTTCCAGAAATCGGACATGCTGGGCAGGAGCCAATTACGATAGGCCCAGAAATGTCCATATTCATCTTGTGACGAATCAGAACCGTCTGATTTCTCGGGATATCATCGTAATGCTTCGCATTCTTAGCATTCGTATAGATAGTCCCCGTGCTGTTCTTTGCGCCGTTGTTCTTCTTCACCCAAACGCTCGGAATATCACAGAACTCAGCAATAGTATGCTCAAGCATCGTGCGAACCTCAGTTGTAATTGCGTCGTTCTGATAATGCTGAGGATATTCTCGGCTAAAGATGAACATGTTATCCTTGATAGAACCATACACCATCTGACGCCAAGATTTACTATTCCAAGCGAACGGTTTACCCTTACCATCGAGGTCGTATGTGTATTCACGGTCAGACGCCATGAACGCAATCAAACTTCCCTCGTCGAACATATAACTCAGACTTCCAAGAGCGTATTCTCCATCATGCAGAGCATGACAAGAGTGCCAATCGTGTTTTGTTACACTGGCAGTCATAAAGTCCATGGGGTTGATGCTGATATGAGCGACAGAATGAACTTCTTTATTCTGGATGAACTTTGAAAATTCAACATCAAACTCTTTATCATCGAAGAAACTGGAAAGATACCTAGATAGTTTCTCTCCGCTCTTTACCGGCCTATACTTTGTAAGCTGATCGTGCGAACGGACAGTGTTACTCAAAAACTCTTGCGTGCTGAACATGTCGAGAATCGGAGCATACTTGATGAACTTGCGCTTGAAGTCACCAAGCATAGATTTGATAAGAACTTCATCTTTATCGGGACGCAGAGCGATGTGTATATCGTGAGAAATTGAGAACTGATGGCCGAACATAACATAATACGGCCACTTCTTTTCTGCCCAAGGCAGAAGCCACTTTCTTACCTGCTCTTTTGTCACAAAGATTGCCTTACTGCTACGCCGTGCGTTTTGAGTGTTCTTACAGTTGGCAACCTGATTCAAGAACAACGTAATTTCTTTTACAGGAGCTTTGTCAATCATTTCCTCAATGACTGCTTTTTCTCCGTCTTTTCCAACAACCTGTCGCGCCCTGTCAGCAATCGAAGTGAACGTTCTACCAACAAGACGTTTATCCTGTTTGCCCTCTAACACCATTTCACCATACTTTTCGAGAAAAACTCCTGCCGCGAACTGGTTGATGGCGAACGGAAGAATTTCCTTTTTCCATTCAGAAACAGCCGAATCTGAAGTTACATGGAAAGCATCCCACAGAAAATACAGAACTGAATAACCCTTGTCTGTGATTCTCCATGTTGCCAACGTAACACCGTTCTTATTCTTGAACGCATACTCGTTGGGTTTCAAATCCTTTCCAGAGAATGAAACAGCATTACTGTTACACAGACGCAACGAGTCCATGTAAGAACGGATGTCAGCGCCACCATCGTTCCTATGATGCCAGCCCCAGTTGACGATAAACACCTTGTTTCTGTTTTCATCCACATTGGCCGAAATAAAATCCCTGAAACACACTTCGAGCGTTTCGTCCGTGACTTCCATCTCAGGAAGATGATGGTTGTAAAGCACAACCAACGTATCGTCCTTGAAGAACTCACGACACACTGGCTCTAAGAGTTTTTCAGAGAATCGGTCATATTTTTCCGGTGTACCGTCCCATTCTCCTACGAGTCTTAAATCCATTTTTTGACCTCCAATAAGTTTCTCACCACATATATTATAACACAATCTACTCTACCGTGTCAAACAATTTCGCATGTTCAGCTACACGATTATCAGCGATAGAATAAATAGTATTATCCATCTCAATGCCAATAAAATGCCTATTAGTATTTAGACAAGCTACTGGTGTTGTACCACTCCCCATAAATGTATCTAATACAACCATTTCTGGATTTGTGTACAACTTAATTATATACTCAAATAATGCCACTGGTTTCTGTGTTGGATGAAGTCCTCTCTCTTGTTTAAACTCAAACACATTTGTGGGATAGCGTTGCCCTGTGTTTATGATTTCTTTGTCCTGTTTGTAAGCTATTTGTGTAGCTTCTCCGCCACTACGCTTGCTTTTCCAAACGTATGGTTTACCCTCAGACATTACGGGATTGTAGATGTTCTTCTTCTTATAAAAGACCATGATGTCCTCATACCTACGCATAGGTTGAGTTTTAGCTAAGTTAGGTGATGTTGCGTTCGGCTTTACCCAAACGCAACTATACCTATAAATATCTTGGTTTTTCACAATCACATTTGCTGAGAAAGGATTATTCCCAAACATGACTATTGTGCCATTATCTTTTATAATCCTTTTGTAATGTGTGAATAAACCGTCAATATCAATTTCGCACTCCCACTCACAATTTGTTGTATTGTAAGGCGGGTCAGTAAGAATCAAATCAATGCTACAATCCTCAATGTCTGGCAAAACTTTGAAACAATCTCCATTTACCAGACAATCGAGGAATCGTTCATTCATACATGTTTACCGTCCTTGACTTGATGAATCTATTATATCACAAAACCAAGAACTTGTCAAACATTTTTGACTGTCTCAACACACTTCAATTTATACACACTATTCAGTGTTGTAACAATGATATACCATCCATCAGCCGTTGAAACAATTTCAGTAACAGTAGACGTATGTAAAAACCTAGTATATTCTGGCACATATGGCAAAACAGCTCGTTTTCCAACTTCCAGCTCACCGATAATTACTTTACGTCCAATTCTTGCCAATGCTCTTTCATCTGTTTTTGCTGTACCGTCTACATTTGTGATTTCTACAATCTCATAGATGTCGTCTACAATAGGGAAAGTGTTACCACAGTTTTCGCAGTATGCTTTATACTCTGGGCCACCAGCGACAGCTCCAATGAGATTCATAACATTTAAAACTTCTTCATTTCTTTCGGTTCCTTGGGTATGATACCCACATACAGGGCAAATAAATTCTTTCATCGCATTACCGTCCTATTTATAAATATCACAGGTGAAACCCCTATGATTTAGCATGACGGGGTGAAACCTGCTCTGTCATAATAGTGGCTGTTTAAACAGCCACTTGTGTTACCAATGTTGTTTTTCTACTTGCTAAACGCTTACAGTTACTTAATTTTGGTGTTTTGTAACCTTTTGGCATTGTAGAAAAGTCTATCTTGTTACCATCTATATCCATAAGAACCGCATAGCCTGTACTCATACGACCTTTGATAAAGTATTCTTTACCAAAATATTTGACTTTATCAAATTTTCTAAAACCACATATCTTACCAGTGGTGATTGGTTGTTCACTTCTGATGCCCTTTGTTTGCTGATAATCACCTTTGGATACAGATTTCTTTATATACAATAAATTAGTTTTTATGGCAATAGGATTTAATCCACTTGCTATTACGCAAGCATCTAAATGGTGGTCTTTCTCAATACCAACAGAAAGTCTATTTGCTTTAGTTACACAGCCAAAGGTTTCTATTGCATCTGGGTATTTTTTGAGTAACTGACACCTTATGCTATTCATCTGCGTGGCATACTTAAGTGTACCTTTTTTCTTGCCACTAAATTTAGGTGCAATCTTGCCACTATGTAAGTCTTTATGACAAGTATGACATAATGTAATTAAATTGCTTTCTTCATCACTACCACCTCGACTACGAAATACGATGTGGTGTACTTCTAATTTGCTGTCCTTATGCTTACCTTTACAATACTGGCAAGTATAATTATCCCTATTAAGTACCATGGCTCTTGTATTTTCAAAGCCATAATTGATGCCCTTTTGGTATCCCCAATGCTTAATTTTAGGATTTACTAAACTTGGATTTTCAAGTAAATGGGTATCAAACTGTGCTGTTTCTAATACAAGTGTAGTAATCGGTAGAATAGATTTAATATACTCAATTTCTTTAATATGACTATGAAATTTGCTTATCATAGTGGGACTAAATCTGTCTTTCTTAATACTATTCTTTCTGTTTAACCATCTTGCTTTACGATACCTTGTTTTTCTGTTTCTACGATTTCTACGATACTTTGCTCTTCGTGTCATTTTATCTGTAATATCATTTCTTACTACTACCTTTGACATATAGACAACATTTCCGTTATCGTCCGATACAGCAGAACCAAGAGTACCTGAACCAGTATCTATGCCCAAAGTCAAATTCTGTGTATAATTTGTGCTATCATACAGCAGTTTAATTGTAAAAGGACAACGATTAACTACCTTTGCTTTACTATCTTTTAAAAGATGTCTTACTTTTCCGTACCTATTAGTAGGCATAAGTGGTTGTCCATATTTGTTCAGTACATACACCATAACAGATGCTTCTTTCTTGACACAATTTAATGCATAATGCTAAATCATAAGACTTAGTTGTGGCTATTTCCTATACTGTTACCATATAGGCTTTTGCTCTTACTCTCGACAATGATAATTAGGCTTTTTACGCATATATCACAAGGCTATAATTACTCTCACCTAACTTAAATATATGTGATAGAGCAATGGTCTGAGTCGATAACCAAGGGTATCATAACCTAACTATCGTAGGACTAATTTCGTAGTCCTTAGTCTGATAACGCATTTGGGAGAAACCCCTGTGGTTTAGCACAGGGGAGCGTCATTTGCCCTCCTCGTTTTTACACAACGAAACAGAAATAGGCTTAGAATAAGACTAAGCCTAATATTTGAACATCCTTTTCGTCTTTACTCAACAACCACACAACCCCACGAGGACTCGAACCTCGTTCGACGATGGCATCTACCCCAAATGCTTTACGGCTGTGCTACGTTGAGTGTGGAGCATCAGACGGGACTTGAACCCGCAATATCCTGCTTGGAGGGCAGGTGCCCTACCAATTGAGCTACTGATGCATACCTATATTATACCACAATGTATCAGTTTTGTCAAATTCCCTTTGATTTTGACGGAGCAGTATACATCACAAAAGCACGTCCGTCACATGAAATCGTTAGAGGTTCTTTATTCTTTATATGAACAGTATGGAGATACCATATAGGCATACTGGTTCTTTTACCTATTGGCTTTATGACTACAAATCTGCTTCCATCTTTATCCAAACGGCAATTATACTCTCCATAATTTTTCTTGTCAACATCATCCAAAAGGATTTTGTTTATATCATTGTACTTTTCTATTAAATCAGCAAACTCTGAACCATAATATTCGTCTTTTCTACCACGAAATAATACCGACATATGAATCACTCCCTAAAATGGTAGCGGGCACGGGAATCGAACCCGTATGGTATTTCTACCAAGGGATTTTAAGTCCCTTGCGTCTGCCAATTTCGCCAGCCCGCCATAAATGGTGTGCCAAAAGGGACTCGAACCCCCACTCTACTGCTTAGAAGGCAGTTGCATCATCCGATTATGCTATTGGCACAAGTTTGCGCCATTATTTTGGCGCATTTTTAATTCTGCTATGACGTTTTACAAAGTAACCAGCAAAGGTTATACCATCTTGTCCGATGGTAAGAGGTTCTAAACTTATAAGACTTGGATGGCCGATGGCCCAAAAGCCTCTACGGTCGTATCTAGAAGTTATTTTTGAAAAGCATTGTTTGCCGTTTATTATTGAACCGTATGGTTTCGCGTCAAATTCTGGGTAACATGTATCTTTATAGAAAAACTCAAAACGCAAATCAGACATTGCCATCTTATTTGCTCTACAATATTCCCTTACAATGTAATCAAATGTATATCTGCGCCCTACTACTAGATTCATTTTACCCTCTCCAAATATGGTATAAACTTCATCCTATCGGCTATGAAAATGAATGGTTTTGTGCTAATAATTTGAAAATCATATAAACACCATTCAAATCCATCTTCACCATCTTCGTCTTTAGCAAAAGCGGATTCAAAATCATGCTTGAAATGCCCATGATATTGACGTATATCTACTGTTTCCCCATCCATGTCAACGCCGATTTTGTATCCATCTTCGATATATCTACCAAAAATTCCAGCCAATAACCTCCCTGTCTGCTCACTATATTCGCAGGAAAATCCATTGTATTTTTCATCAATATCTAACATTCCATATTTTCTACCCATTGTTCACACCCTCAGATTACGAATATTTACAAGATGGTGTTCCCGGTGGGATTTGAACCCACAAAACTACGGTTCTTAGCCGCATATGTCTGCCAATTCCATCACGGGAACAAAATATGGGCAGAGTTACCGCCCACGATTTATACTTATGGTTTACAATAAAATGCGGATTTTATCAAGTGACAAAAACATCACTTTTGCCATATTCAGGCATTCCTACCAACTCAGTAGGAAATAGATACACCAAACAAGAAAATTTAGCAATCACATCCCCAAAATATTGTAACCAAATTGTAATAATTGTGTCTAAAATCACGCACCTGTTTTCGAGCCACTTTTATGTAAAAAACGATGTTTTCGTGCCGTTTTTGTGTAAATCTTGCCCCTTTTGAGCTGTTTTTGTGTAAATTTTTGCTACTTATTTTTGGTATAAAAATTTATAGCAAAAATAATAACTTTCTTGTGTTAGAGACACAACAGGTGCGCGATTTTTATTAGACACTTTTGTTTTCCACTGTATATATTATATCACGACGAACAGTGAATTGTCAAATAAAACTGTTATTTTATGTAGTGATAAAAATAGGATTTATTACTCAAAATCCTTTACTTTCACTTTCACAATCAACCGTTTTCCCATTCTATCTTTCAGCTCAACCGTCGGACGTCCAACTATGCCCTCCATATCGGCTGTTCCCATGGTAGATTTTGGATGTGTTTTTACAAAAGCAACTGCGTCTGAAAGTGTGCCGGTAAGAACAATTGGAACAACATCAATCCCAAACGCACGAGCAATATCCTCTACGGACTCTCTTTTTAGCCATACATTACCAACCAACACGTCAAACAAGATGAAAGAGACATCTTCCCTGTATGCATCGCCATTTTGAATCTTAGGCCCATAGCCCTCTCCGTAAAGAACAACTTCGGTTTCGCCGAATTTTTGCTCAAACAACTGCTCTGCTTCGGCGGTTCCGAACAACTCAACCAACTTATTCATAAGATGCGCGGGGATTGACGCACGTTCTGTTCTTCCTCCATATGATACTCTGTGGCCGTCCCATGCCACCTGTATGTTAGTTCCGTCAACCTTCTCCGTAAATTGCCACGGCAAGTCCTGAAGAAACTTAACGGTTTCGTTTCTGAAATCTCCCTCAATCAGTTTTTTGCTTCCATCTTCACTGCGATTAAACAGCGTTTCAATTTTTACATACTCTCTCATATGACACTCCTTTCGACATATTATGCGTACTCCAAGAATATCAAATCATCTGCGTATGGCAAAGTCCTCGCCCATTCAATAAGTTTTGCCCATTCCGTCAGTTTATGGCCTTTACGCTGACGAACAATTGAATAAAGATTTTCATAATTCATCGTTACAGTGCGTCTCTGAATCCATGATTCGGGAAGAATGCGAATCAGTTCTTTCCAATATCGCATATCTTTGGTTTTGAGGTATTTGTCCCTTAACTTATTACAGGCCGTCAGAATATCATCCCAAACATCATTTATAGTAAACGACGATTCTCCTCCATGCGTAATATTTGTGGTGCTAAGTTCCAAATAATTGTTAAAATCGTCAAATTCAAAACACGACAAAGTGATTGGTTTTGACATAATACGATGCATAGTGCTGGTGCTATTGGCTGTTGTGCCAATTTTGTAAGTGTCAAATTCCTTCCATATGTACAACGGCGCACTTATATCCACACTCACCATAATTTGACGCATAAATTTTCTATGTTCAGAACCGCCGCGAATAAGACGCTTCATCAAATCCAAGTCGTTAGCACCAATAACAACTTTTCCGTCTGTGTCAAGCCAGCTATCGCTTTTAACATGTGATTCAAGAGGATTTCTCATTCCACGAATTGCGTGTTCAAAACCCCAAACATCTGTATTGCTAAAATCCATTACCAAACTACCTCGTCTATATCGTTATCTCGCAAAAACTGATTCGCAAGCCTAAAATGATTACATCCAAAGAATCCATTATAAGCCGAAAACGGACTTGGATGCGCTGCTTCAAGTACCAAATGACGCTCATTTGTTATGAGATTATGTTTATCTTTTGCGTTCCTTCCCCATAACATGAACACCTTTGGAGAGTTATCAGCATTTAAAAGTGAAATCACTTCATTTGTGAATCTTTCCCAGCCTCTACCAAAATGAGAAGCTGGTTTCCCTTGTCTTACCGTTAAAGTAGTATTAAGCAGAAAAACACCTTGTTGCGCCCACGGTGTTAAATCGCCATTCTTTAGGCAATGTTCGCCATATTCATTATCAATTTCTTGATAAATATTACGTAAAGATGGTGGTATTACGCAATGCGGTTTCACAGAAAACGCCAAACCCATTGCGGTATTTGGCGTGTGGTAAGGGTCTTGCCCCAATACAACAACCTTTATTTTCTCAAAAGGTGTTATCTTAAAAGCATTAAATATTTCCTCTGGCGGTGGATATATTGTTTGTGTTTTGTACTCCTGTGACAAAAATCTTCTAAGATTCTGATAATACTCTTTCTCGGTTTCAGAGTCAAAAAATTCTTGCCAACTGTTTCCAACATCAACCAACATCTCCACCAGTTACTGTGTATGTCTCTACACCAGACGCTTCAAGTGCCTCTTCGATATTGTCTAGAACATCATCTACGTCAATATCTTCTTCGATTTCAACCACAAAACGATACATATGCTTCAGTCCCTTTCGCGCCTCATAAGCACTATAAAAATTTCAAAAATAAAAAGTATAATTGTTACTCCCCAAAACGGAAGTGGAGAAAACGCTGGTACAAAGAAGGCGTTCCAAGCAAGGCATATGAGCCAAGAGAAAAACGCCGATACCCCAAAATAAAATGCCAATACAAGTGCTATAATAAATAACACAGCAAAAAATATTAGTATAGATTCCATTAGCTCACCCTTCTAAATCTTTTGGATTTCTACTTTTGCCCTTATCTTTTACGAGCTTCCCATCTACTATATTATACCGCCAATACCAAGTTGTGTCAAGTATATGGGTAACTATGACATACTGTACTTCCCCACCAATATGGTAGGTTAGTACAGCACGTTCACCACGAGGAAGTTTTACATCTTCAATTTTCATCAATCAATGATAAAGTCTTTCAGCGGCTCATACAAAGACGGGTCACACTTAATCCATTTCTCTGGCCACTCGCACAATGCTAGAGTAAAACCAAGCAGACTCTTTGCGTTCACACGGAACTCTGTTCCATCTTCGTTGGCCTGATTCAGCAGGAATACATCACCGTCAGATTTATCAATGACTCCCATTATTCCTGTGATGTCACTTTTTGTGTCTACACGAACCTTATACTTTGTCATATACACTACTCCTCTATATCGTTAATAACATTTTCTATTCTTGTTTTTGCTATGTTATAATATTCTTCATCCAGCTCTATTCCGATAAAATCACGTCCCGAATTTATACATGCTATACCAGTAGAACCACTACCCATAAATGGGTCGCATATTGTTTTCGCCTCTGGGAAATAACTCAAGCACCATTCCAAAAGATTTACTGGCTTTGTTGTTGGATGATACTTTTTAAATGCTGTCACTCTTTGCTTAAACATCTTAGCTGGTTTATTGTCGCTTCTCCAAGCGTATTCTACCATAGCCGATGAAAACTTTTCTGGTTGTACTTTGTCCCATATAAAAAATGATTTTTTAGAGGGAAGAAATTCAGAAAAATAATTTCCTCCCCATATAACTTGATGTTTACTTATTCTAAAAATTTCATCAAAATATTCTTTTGTAGGGACAAAGTTATCCCATTCTTTTTTAGGAAACTTTCCACGAAACGGATTCTTCGATATTCCTATTCCATAGGGTGGGTCGGTTAAAACTAAATCCACACTTTTGGCTGGAATATCTCTCATTATTTCGAGACAATCAGCGTTGTACAATCGTATCTCGGTTACAGGGGGGGGCATACTATACCTCATTTAATTCAAACATAATGTAAAACGGACACTTGATATATTTCTTTTCAAACTCGTCCATAGAGCGAGTTTCAACTTTGCTCTCTACGTTATGGAAAACAAAATTGAACCCATTGTTTTCAAACATAACATAGTGGAACGAATGCCCAGTAAAATAATAGATAATTCCGAACCTCGGAATATTTGCAGAGCGATATCTCCGCATAACTCTCATTTTACAGTCCACATATTTAGAGTTATACTTCTCCTTTAAATGACGCAACATGTCAAAAACGGAAGTACCAAGCACGCCTTTAATATCAACCGTTTTCTCAAACGAGTTTAGAGTCTCAGACGCTACTTTTACAAAATCTTTGTCATTGAAAATCAGTCGCGTTAAATTGTAAAAGGCAATCCATCCGCATCCATTGTATGAAGATGGAAACCTTCCGTACTTCCAATCACATCTTGACTGATATTCAATGAACCCTGTTGTTTCTATAAAGTTCACGAGCTTACACCCCATCCATCTACCGGCCCGAACGTCAACTGCTCAGAAATCGTCTCAAAGTGCCTTTCGCGCACTCTTTGGCCGCAAAAAGGACAATAAAATTGGACTTTTATGATATGTTCACAACTAGGACATTTTTGCCATTTTTGGGGCAAAAACGCGCATTTTTTGGGCTTTTCGGGCTGATTTTTCGCAAAAAGTGCCTTTAAAAACACCTTAATTTTCACCAGTTCATTTTCATCCAATTTTTCCTCTGAATTGGTGTTCAGTTGTTCAATTTTCTGAAAATAGTCGTCCAACTCAAATTCTGTTACCACTCAACCACTCCTATCTTTTAAAAAGTATAAAACAGAGCCAATGGCATATATTGGCAGTATAACAAGAGAAATTTCTGGATATCTGTCTAGTCCAACAAGGATACAACCAAACATAAGTATACCAGAAAATGCCATAAGAAAATATTTCATAAATAACAAACCAATATATTTCTATTAGTATCCTTGAAGTTCTCCTCAAGAATTATTCTAACTTTATCCCATTCCAGTTTGTCTAGCCCACACCCAATCTTTGGGATTGCCAACGGCAACAAACATTCTGGGTCGAACACGTCTAAATTTTGTTTGAGAAACTCTATTCCACCATTGAGCGTCATATATGTTGGTTTCTCAAAATATCTTTTCTTAGTTACAATGTTGTGTATAATTCTCTTATCTTCTAACACAAGAGACATACAAGCAGGAACTTCTGTTTTAGAACCATCGAGGCGCGACTTGATATGATATCGACGTTCAAACTCTTTTGCTATGCCAGCATCAAGAGTAAAATCAGCACTTACACAGTGAGCAAGCATAAAACGATTAGGTGTATCAAACAAATTCATTTTCTTTTCTACGATTTTCATATCAGACGCGCCCCCTATATAATAATGTATTATATATATATTATAACACAAACCATATAGTGTGTCAACTAGGAACACGAAATTATTTAGCGCTTATAATCCGTTATAATATCGAGAAACTTGAAAGCGACATAGACGAACAACGCAAAACATATACCAAAACAAACTAACAACATAATCTTATCACCTAAATATCAAGAGGCAAGAAGCAATGATATAAAAACTCTATACCTCTATATTCTTCATCAATATGATAATGCCCACAATACCACTTTTTGAATTGAAGCCCATCGTCACATAACGATTCAAACCATATTTCTGTCGATTTATCTACCGTGTTTTGGTCGATTCCGGGAAGAAATGTATATTCTGGTATAGCAAAATATGGGCATGTATGCGTTAAAACAATATCTACTTTATAATCATTGTTTTGTAGATTACGATACGCATTTTTCTTATTGCTATCCGTAGGCTGTTCGTCATCGAACCATATATAACGATGTCTCAAACGATAGAATTTGTCTACTGAATACGCTCCACCACAACAGAATATCTTTTTGTCATTGATTGTATATATCTCTCCGTCTTTGACAAAGAAAATGTTTGAATATTTTTTCTCACGGTATACATCTCCGCCCCACATCTTTTCAACGGAGTATATATCTGTAAGATTCTCATGGTTTGCGTCATGGTTTCCACGCAAACATATAATTTTAGCGTTGAGCTTTGAAAGATATCTCTTTTTCTCGTCGTCTAATCCATACTTTAGATGCCAGTTCAAACCAACATCTCCAAGTATAAATATATAAAGTTCATCATCTGGATTTTGCTGTGAAATGAAAAACTTTATTTTTTCATACTGCCCATGACAGTCGCCAGTAACAAAATATTTTGTCATAACTACCTCATATATTCAGGCGTTCCTATATTTAAATAACTTTTCTATCTTTTTGGGGCGATTTTGTAAGTTTTTATCTAGGGTTCTAATAACTTCTTTTTGCCATACACACTCAAAATCATCTGGCGCGTGTTCTTCGCTAATAAATACGATGTTATTTTTACTGATTTCTCTCATGTAATCCCAGAAATCATCGTAATCAATCTTGAACTTACTCCCATATGCGGTTGTATTGGCATACGGTGGGTCGGCATATACTACACTCCCGTTTGGGATAATTACATCCCTATAATCCATACTTATAAATGTGGCGTTTTGTAAACCAGCCATATTTTTTATAAGTCCACGCTTACCTGTTGAAGCATAGTTCCTATGCTTTTTATTGTCTCGTGCGTATCCGCCAAACCACTTTCCACCGAAGGAGCAAGCAAATCCAACAAAACCAGACAGCGCCTTATCTTCGTCCAAATTGTTTCTAATGTATTCGTATTGTTCTTCTGTAATTTCATCTGGTAATTCATAACCATTTTGTAGCGCTTTAAACATTTCTATAAGATATTCATGTTTATCATTTAATATTTTTATATCTGCTTTTATTTTGCTCTCAATTGAACATGCTCCGCAAAATAAGCTGACGAATGTTGCCCCACCAATTCCACTAATTTCGTGGTTAATTACTTCAGAAATTCGTGAACTTATCAATTGCTTACCGCCCATATAAAGCATTTTTACCTCGTCCTTAAAATCAATCTTTTAGAGTTGTATACTTATTTCTATAACCCATACAGTCTCCGTTACCATTCCCTTTAACGTTCCTTTTACAAACCATATACCACATCTTTGGGTTTGTGAATTTGTCGTCAAAATGTATACATCTGGTACATAATCCATCAAATTCGTATTCTGGACACTTAGAGATGGCAAAACTTTCAATTCCGTTTGGCAAAACTGTATTTTCTGCTGTCCATCCATCGACTGGAACAAGTTGTGAACTCCAAGAGCAGTTTCCACACGCTTTAGCGCAACTGAAACAGAGTTGGTCATTACTATACATATATGTCTCCCGCTCTCACCTTGCTACTATTATACCACAGAACAAAGAATTTGTCAAGTAGGAGACATATTCAACGATTACATGATTATTTGTTCATATTTATTGAGATACCAACTTTTTCTGCCATTATATTCCTTTACAGACAGTGAACGTGGGTTTACTTTTATAACATTATTTTTCACGACACGACAGGATTCGTAAACGTTTGGATAAACAAGAATTTCTGCTTTCTTTCCAGTCCCGATAGATAATGTTTCAAATGAATATGCCCACACTTTACCAGTCTTTTTGCTGTTCAATTGCCTAACATCTAAGAGCAATAGTTTAGTTCTATCGGCTTCTTCATTTGTTCTAAAATCTATATATCCAACATATTCTTGTTGCCACACGATTTTTTCAATGATAGAGAAATCGCTGTTGTGTATAACTTGTAGATATTCTTCAACTTCTTTTAGTATCGCTTTCATATCTAAGTCAACGTACTTTTTAGCTGTTTCACGACTGTGTCTTTTGAAGATTCCCTCAAATACGTCAGCGCCATCAAACTTATCTTTCCCAATCATTTTTGATTTCCCAAATTGCTCATAGAATCTATATACGTTTAATAAATATCTGGAATTTCCAAATTCTTTGAAGAAATCAAGTTTGATAAGAATTTCTATTTGCCTAGAGTTTATATACTTGCTATCAAGCGAAGCCAATAAATCTATGAATCCATCATACTTTTCGTTTCTTAGACTAAACAAATATTCGGCGGTGTCTGGACTAAGATATTTAATAGAAGCTATTCCTTTATATATGGCGTTATTATCTTTATCCATATAATAATCAGAACGAGAATATCTAAATTTAGCAGGATATATTGATACTCTCATTTGTTTTGCTAGTTGAGTACATTCAGATATGTCTTTTTCGCTTTCTATTGTGTTGAATGAGGCCGTTAAGAACTCTATGGGATAATAATACCTAAGATATGCACACATATATCCCAACATACAATATGCTATTGAATGGTTGTCAGTTATTCCATTATTTCTAATGGCCCGGACTATATTATACCTAATATTACTTTTACCACAATATTAGGCCCATGTCTTTCGGGTTCACCCTACTCTACTCGTTTACTCATTTATACATTTCTGTATAAACTACACTTTCGATAGTCTCTACGCATTTACCAAACATGTTTTTATTTTGGATTTAGCACGGTATTGCCATATCCCAATGGGACTTAGGTTCTCTTACCACTTTAGCCTTTCGACTTAGTTGACCGTATTAGCATGGTTTTACTTGGACAAATCGTTTATCCAAACATGTAGGAGCTTGCATCTTCAATAACCTTTAAGAAAGTCTTGGCTTCTTCTTCAGCGATTTCTCTTGGTTTTTTTGAGTTATTACAATACCCTTCAAGGATACTAGGCATAGCCTTTTCAAGTCTGTCTATATCTTTTCTGCCAATTGCTCGTCTTATATTATCAGCTTCGCCGCCACTTAATCCGCATATATTTTGTAGAAATGCTATAACATCTTCTTGATATACCAAGAAACCGTAGTTATTCTTAAGAAGTTCATCAATTTCTTCTGATGGGTTTTTGTTAAACTCTCTTTTTATTAGTCTGTCTCTATATGAAGCACCGCTTGGCCTAATCATTGCCGTAACGAGAGACATATCAAATATATTCTTTGGCTTGAACTCATTTATCATCTGAAATGCGAATGGAGATTCCATTTGGAATATGCCAAATGGCGAACGCAACATGTCCGCCCATACCTTTTGGTCGTCCCAATCTATTTCATGCGCTCTAGGGTATTCTTTGCCTATTAATTGATACGCCTTATAAAGTGTATGAATCGTTCTAAGCCCAAGCAAATCATACTTAGCTAATCCAACCTCATGTACAGCTTCCATATCTAGCTGTAACACTCTATTACCATCAGAATCTACTAAAGTTCCATAATTATCATTAAGCGTTATCGGGGAAATAACAATTCCTGCTGGGTGCCTAGACTGCGAAACACAGGTGTTGATTATTCCATCAAAATACTTGAATATCTCAGGATATTTCTTTTGAGCCTTTTCTGGATTTTCTACATATTCTTTCTTTATTACCTTAACTTCATCGAGCGGATATTTTAGTGCTCTACCAATTTCGTCTATTGTGCCTTTATCCACTACTGTCCCTAGAGCAAGGACAAAAGCTGTTTTATCTTTTCCAAACGTCTCAATACAGTGTTCAAATACTTTATCTCTATATTCTCCTGGTATGTCAACGTCTATATCGCCAATTTCAACACGAAATTCGTTACAAAATCTTGAGAATATAGTATTCCATCTCAATGGATTTAAGTCAATAATATCAAGTATATATGCTGTTGTAGAACCACCTACGCTACCACGAGCAGGGCCGATTGGTATTCCTTGTTCTCTACACCAACATATTAAGTCAGACATAGATAACATAAACGTTATCATATTTACTTTTTTGAACACCTTATATTCTTCGTTAAGATTCTTACGACACTTATCTATTTCATCTGGCTTTATTATACCGAGTTTTATTTTTTCATCAAGTTTTTCTTTTACTTTATTTATAAATAATTCTTCATCATTATCACTGATTTTAGGATATTTTATTGAAGTGTCAAGCTCATAATTATCTATACTATCCGCTATTTCAACTGTTGATAATAATGAATTTTCTATTATTTCATCGCTTAGAACGCCTTGATACTTTAGCAATTTTTTCATTTCGTCATATGATTTGAATGTTAAATCAAAATCATATTCTCCATCATCACCAAAGTTTATCTTCTTGCTGTCCATTAATATTTTTCTACATTCTTGTTTATATGTCGTTGAGCTATGTACGTCATTCGTGGCAACAAGTTTTTTATTATGCTTACTCGCTTCACTTAACAACATACAATTAAGTCTAAGCTGTTCATCTATATTATGTGGCTGTATCTCATAATAATCATACTTTTCAAACAAAGGCTCTCTATAATTTATCAAAACGGATAGCCTTTGTTTAGACAATTCATCGTTAAGCCCAGATAGATATTCGATATCTTTATCTATTCTTGATAAGACACCAGCAAGACACGCAGATAAGGATATAATATCGTTTGACATTCCTAGAAATTCGTCAAATGTAATTCTAGGTTTATAGTACATATGAGACTCTGTGCTAGAAATTGAAACAAGACTATTAAGCTCTTTTATTCCATTATTATTCTTTGCCAACAATATAGTATGATAATTGTCTTTTACCTTTTTATGAACACCATCTACTTCAAATGATTCTTTTGCGGTTAAATATACTTCGCACCCATGTATATATTTTATCCCTAAAGAATCACAAAGCCTTTTCTTATCAGTCCAGTTTATTATTCTGCCATGATTAGTACAAGCTATTGCTTTTTGCTCATATTTTATTGCTAAGTCAACATATTCACTGAACTTTGTACAACTATCTAATAACGAGTGGTCGTCATGTACATGCAGATTAACAAAATTACTCATATATTATATCCTTAGATTATTTTTTCTCAACTTCTCCAAGCACTTCTATCGTCTTATCTGGATACTTTATATTGCTCACCAATGTTCGACTAACACACTCTGGGTATATAATTTTATTTTTTCGTTCCCATTCATAAGCATAATCGTGTTCTTTGGAATCAGAATACACTCTATAACTCTTTCTGTCGAAATACAGTTTGACTTCTTTATCAATAAGTCCCGTTTCTCTGTCTTTGATACATCTTATTAATGTATTATACCCGTCTGGGTCGTCCCATAGAATTTCAACGCTAAAAGCTCTATTACAACATTTAAGAATATCACTTGAACCAGCAATATCGTCGCCACCAATTTCCTTTACGCCAGCGGCAAGTTTTCTGCTATGGGCAACTAAAGCAACTCTAACAGGGAAATTATTTGTAAATGTTTTTAGATTTATTACGAAATTCTTCTGCTTTTCGTATTTATCATCACCATATTCCTGTGAACAATCAACAGTCAGGAGAGAGTCAACGATGAAGTTTTTTACACCATATCGTTTATAAGAATACTCCATTGCTTGTAAGATTGATTTTGAGTTTGTATCAAATTCGTTGTTGTCATTATACACATACACAGAGTCTCTATAAAACTCTTTAATTGCTTTAGCGGCATCTGTCGTGACAGCATATCCATTTGGACGCCCCTCTTTACTGTTATCGAACTCTTTTATATGCCTACTAGATGCCAACGGCTTAATCACATTTCCGAGAAGAATACCACTTGGTATCTCACCACTATATATGAACACCTTTTCTCCTGCTTCTAATGGAGCGGCAACAAACATTGTGTTAAGGATACTTGATTTACCATTGCCAGATTTACCAGTTAATATCGTAAGTGAGTTTTCAAAACTTCCAGAAAACACTCTGTCCATAGCAGAAAATCCACTTGATATTCTTGGCATATCTTGCAGCTGTATTTCTTCAACATCCATCAAACGTTTAACTTGTGGGTTATCCTCAAGTTTAGCACTGGCAATCATGTCAATGACTGCCGATGGGCCACATGCTACAAGCACATTATTAGCATCTACTTTTTTATAGTCTTTATTTTCGTCTAAATCTATATTTTTTACTACTTTTCTAAAGTAACCCTCTACTTTTGCCTGTACTACATCATTTTTTGGTACTACTTTTGTTCTATAAACTCCAAGCCTTTGTACGCACTCTTTTATTGCGTCTTGTCCGGCTTTATCATCATCAAACCAAAGTATTATTTCTTTACATTTTTCAAGAACATCAAAATTGAAGTCAATCCAGTTTTTATCTCCCGCACCACCGGGAATTGAAACTGTATTTATATATCCTGCTTCTACACAAGCAAGTCTATCATTTAAACCCTCGACTATAACAAGTGGTGTATCGTAGTTTATTCTATTAACACCATATAGCAAAGCACATACGCCAGCATTTTGTTGCCAGAACCATTTTGCGCCTTTATCAGAGTTTCTGTGTGCGCTAGATACCCTATATTTAGTCTGTATAAGTTTACCTGTCGTATTATAAAACTGATAAGCGATATTACCATGAGAATCCTGTTTTACGTTACAAAGGTCTAATGTACTTTCTGATATTCCTCTTGATTTTAGATATTTTTCAGCAATACTTCTGTCGGTATTTACTTCATCTTTAGAGCATTTAAAGTCTTTGAAAACATCTTTATCTTCTTCGTCAAATTCAAAGTCACTTGGGTCATATTTCATACCGGCGACCATAAATAATTCTTCAACTGCTTCTAAAAATGATTTATTTTTATACTTCATACTGAAATCTATGTAATCCATAGTTAATCCAGTAGCGAAACATTTTAGACAATTTCCCTCTTTGAACCAATGAGCCGATGCTGTTCTTTCCTGTTTGAACGGCGATTTACACACCAATTTTTCTTTATCGACATCTTCAAGAGGAATCTCGTCGGCCATTAGTTCAAACGCGGTTGTGCCCAACATTTCCTTTGCTTGTTCTATTTTCTCTCTGCTTATCATACTTCATCCGTCCTTATTATATCACAAAGGTTGAAAAATGTCAAATTGTATCAGTAATACATGTATCTCTCGCTGAACACAAATACGAACAAAAGAAGTCGTTTTGTGTTTTTGGAAAATCTATTTCGTCATATATAAGTTTTATTGTATTTCTAATCCAATCATATGTTTCCTCTAAATCTTTTTCATTGAAACATATTTCTTGTGTTATATTCTCTTTGAATTGCTCAAAAACAAGTTTATAAGGATACTCTCCATACATTTCTTTCAATGCTATCGCATAGATGTATAATTGCCTTGTATAATCGTGTAGTTCTTCCTTGTTTTTGAATTTCCCCTTAGATTTATAATCAGTAACTATAAATCCGTTCTTATCTCTTGATACTTTATCAATAAATCCAATAAACTTTCTAGGTTTATCCATAACGTCGATTGTAAATTCAAATTTTACTTCGGCTCCAATTATTTCTTCATCGGGATTATCTTTGATATTTACGAAATAATCGTACCCTTTATTGAAATATGATTCATTTAAGTCAACATATTTATTTGGTGGCGCTTCTTCAGTTACATTCGCGTAATAGTTGTCGTTATAATAACTTGCTAATTCATATATTTCTAGCTCTCCTTTGTTATACTTCTCAAACACTGAATGAGCAAATGTACCATACTGTGAAAAAAAGTTCTCTCGTTCACTCCTTTTCATTATATATGTGTAATACCACGCTCTCTTACATGTATAAAATCCATTTAGCCTTGAAAACGACCAAACCATATCATCTATAATATCATGTCTTATTTCCTGTTCAAGTAGAATCACTTAATCACTCCTTGTAAGGAGGCCGAGAAGCTGTTAAACCTCTCGGCCATATATTATCAATACATCTTAGAACGGCAAATCCGGCTGTTCACTGTCCAAATTATCATCTGTCGGCTTTGATGCCGCTGCAGTAGCGCTTGCCACAGTTTCAAAATCAAATACGGTTACGTTGTAGAAATATCTCGCGTTACCATTAGCATCAGTCTTATCACTTTTTTCATGCGTAATAGTGCCAGAAACAATTTTGATTCTGTCTTTTTCTTTCAACGCTTTAGCACCAGCAAGAGCGTTTCCAACAAAAGTAGCTCTCCAAGAAGAATTAGCATACTTGGGACGTCCATAATCGTCCATTTCCTTGAGCTTTCTACCTGTACTCAAATTACAGGCTACAAACTTATCATGGACTTCCGGCTCGAAAATTGTTGCGTAACTATCTTTAATCTGCAGACTCATAAATTATTTAACCTCTTTCAGTTCATTAATAATCGTATTTGCCACATCAACATCTTTTATTGATGTAAAGTTTTTATTTGTATGATGCTTAGAAACAACAGCATACAGGAGTTCCTTGTCTATACCAGCCTCAATTTTATTCGCAAAGATTGAGTTGATTTCTCTAAGAGCCGAGTCAATATCTGATTTTGGAGCTTCAACAGGAGTTGGTGCCTTTACGGGTTCTTTTGGCATTTCTCCCTCGCCAGTGTTAGCCCAATCAATTAATCTTTCTCCGTCTTTTTCATTAAGTACATCATATCTGCCCTCAAAAATGTGGGTGTTGTCTTTTGCCACAGTAGCGACATGAGTTTCTTGGTCGATGTTGAAAGTCGCGGTGTAGTTGTATTCAATATCCTTTTCCTGCTGTGAACCAACTCCAACCTTTTTTGGAACCTGTTTTCCGTTTTTATCTTCCATAATATAGTCGTCTTTTCCGCGCGATGTAGCCACTATATGAATTGGAGACTGAAGAATTTTTTCCATCAACCTTGCGTGTCTCGGTTTCAGCTTTGCCCAGTTCTGGAAGCTCGAACCCGGCATCTTATCGTGTACTTCGTTCAACCATTTCCATTCATGGCTAAGACTATCAATAACAAGAACTTTAAAACCGTTGTCAACAGCCGCACTAATTGCCTCAATATAAGATTCAGAAGTATACGGTTCAGTCAACTGTAAATCGAAGAAATCAAATTCATTAGCATAATAACGAATACGTCCGTTTTCCGTGTCGATAGCGGCTACACCAGCACCACCAACTTTTGAAAACATACCAGTTGCCAACCTAAGAGCGGTATACGTTTTGCCGCTACCAGATGGGCCATTAAGAAGAACTTTTACCCAAATTTTCTCTCGTTTTGCTTTTTGAAAACTAAATCCTACTGCCATTATTATTACCTCGTGTTATAAAATAAATTACTTACTCAAAAACTTATTAAGTTCCTCTTGTGCTTCTTCAAGCGCGGATACTGCTGACTTATATTTCTCAATTGCCTCTGCTTTCTTACGTCTTTGAGAGAATAATCTTGCGGTATCAATCTCCTTTACAAGTCTTTCGACACGTTTCATTTTTACACATGCGTTCTTATACCATTGTTTGATAGCTGAATCTTTTGCTCGATAGTATTTTTCCATACAACGCGCTTTCGCTATCTTCTTGCCCTCGTCAATAGAAAATTCATCACGAGGGTCACACTTTGCTTTTCCCACGAAACAATCGGGAATCAGCGTCGTCCAATTGCTGTTAAATCCGAAAAAACTTTCTTCTGCTTCTCCAACCTGCCGGACAATAGCTTTATGAGCATCAAGCTCTGTGCCCTTTAGGATGGCAACAACAGTCCGCTTTTCGGAATTAACAATGTACTCTACTGCCATTCATTCGTCTCCTTGTTTTAGTCGTTTTTATATGTCAAGCGTTTTGACTGTGAAACTATTATACCACACTTCTTTCCGTTTGTCAACACCCTATTTGTGAACTTTCCGTGAACAATTTGTTAATATTTATTCATAATTCACTGTATCTCTCTTGCTCTGAACGTATTATAACACATCCGAATCCAAATGTCAACACCCACTATATATTATATAATTATATTAATATATTATAATATATTAATTTATATATCTATACGCTTATTATTATAAATTTATAGATATATAATCTAGTTATATAAATTTATATATCTATACAAGTGTTAATATCTATAAATTTATATAATTAAAAAATAAAATAATCTTTTTATATATAAATTTATATATCTATAAATTTGTTAAAAGCGTATATATCTATAAATTTATATACAAGCGTATAGATATATAGATTTATATTAAAAGTTAGTATTTTTATTTTATATTTATAAATTTATAGATATATACAAGTGTTAAGATATATAAATTTATATAACTTGTTTATAGATATATAAATTTATATAGAAAATATTTAATTTTAATTTTAGTTATATAGATTTATATATCTATACAGGTTTTAAGTTATATAAATTTATATAGATAGTCTATATATCTATAAATTTACATACAAGCATATAGATATATAAATTTAAAAATAGGGTATTGACAAATAAATCCATATATGTTATAATACAATCATAGCAAGAAATACTAGACAAATATTATTACGTTCATAAATTGTTTACAATTAGTACATATATTGTTTACAGATAGGGTATTGACTTTTGGTTCAGAATGTGGTATAATAGCATTACTTCACACGAAAGGAGGTTAATAACATTAAAGTATTGAATGGCGGGATAAAAATATCCTGATTTTAAAACAGGGGGACTGACTATGCTCCTTGTGGTAACACGAAAACAATCGCTAATGTGGCCGTAGGACTGCTTGATTGTAAAGTTCGCTGCTCCGATAGAAAGACAGTATTCCAAAGTCTGAAAATAAGGCATAAATTCAGAAGATGAAGAAATTGCTAAAGAGTTTCAAAACGGAAATCAATCCAACAAAGGAACAGATAGTCAAAATCAATAAGACTATCGGGACTTGCAGATATATCTACAATTTTTATCTCGCTCATAATAAAGAACTTCATGCCAATGGTGAAAAGTTTATGAGCGGAAAAAGTTTTAGTGTCTGGCTTAATAACGAATATCTACCTAACAATCCAGATGAGCAATGGATTAAGGAAGTAAGCTCTAAATCTGTTAAGAAGTCCATAGAAAATGGATGTACTGCATTTACAAGATTCTTTAAAGGTGAAAGTAAATTTCCCAATTTCAAGAAGAAAGGAAAATCTGATGTAAAGATGTATTTTGTTAAAAACAATCCAAAGGATTGTTTCTGCGAAAGACATAGAATTAACATTCCTACACTTGGATGGGTTCGTCTTAAAGAAAAAGGGTACATTCCGACCACAAAGGACGGATATGTAGTCAAAAGTGGCACTGTATCGGTTAAAGCAGGCAGATATTTTGTATCTGTACTCATAGAACTGCCTGATACAAAAATTGCCAACAATAGCAACTCTGGTATTGGAATTGACCTTGGCATAAAAGACCTTGCGATTATTTCAAACGGACAGACTTATAAAAACATCAATAAGTCAGCAAGAGTTAAAAAATTGGAAAAGAAGTTGTGCAGAGAACAAAGATGTCTCTCACGCAAGTATGAAAATTTAAAGAAAGGAGAGTCCACTCAAAGAGCAAATATACAAAAACAAAAGCTCAAGGTACAGAAACTTCATCATAGAATGGATAACATTCGTACTGATTACATTGATAAGACGATAGCAGAGATTGTGAAAACCAAGCCATCTTACATAACTATCGAGGATTTAAATGTAAAAGGAATGATGAAGAACAGGCATCTCTCAAAAGCCGTAGCATCGCAAAAGTTCAACGAATTTAGAAGAAAGTTAAAGGTTAAATGTGATGAGAATGGCATTGAATTAAGAATTGTTGATAGATTTTATCCATCATCAAAGATGTGTCACTGTTGCGGTTCCATCAAGAAAGATTTAAAACTTTCAGATAGAATATATAAATGCAGCTGTGGATATACTGAGGATAGAGATTTCAATGCAAGCCTTAATTTAAGAGATGCAAAAATCTACAAAGTGGCATAATCAAGTCATTGTAGATATGTACCGAAGGCTATTTCGGGAATTTACGACTGTGGAGTGTACAAGAACTTGTGAGTAGCGTATTGTTTATAATCGCCAAAGCATACACAATGAAGCAGTAAGAAGTATCCGTAAGGACTTCAATTTCTCGATGTGAGTATATTTAATCACATTTTGAGTGGCAAAGAAAACAATGGAGTTTGATAATGGCACATTTGATATTGACATTTATTGTAACATGTGCGATTCAAACAAGTATGAGTTAGAATATGACGCTGAAGAAAATTGTGTAATTGTTACTTGTTCAGACTGTGGTAATATAGATAGATTATATTTTGACAAATGATTCGATTGGAGCGTTTAAATGTATCCTAGATTTGAAAAAGTAAGCTATGAACAGTTCTATGAGTCTATGTCAGAAATCATAGACACCGAATACAAGGATGAACTTATTAAATCAGCTTATGAATCACTTTCAATTCCTCAACGAGCTACAAAAGGTTCTGCTGGATATGATTTCAAGGCACCATTTACGTTTACATTGGAACCCGGTAAAGAAATCAAAATTCCAACTGGAATTAGATGTTATATGCCAGATAATATGGGTTTATTTATTCTTCCAAGAAGTGGACTAGGCGCTAAGAATAGGCTTCAACTAAACAACCAAACAGCAGTAGTGGATAGAGATTATTACTATTCATCAAACGAAGGACACATAATGATTTATCTAATCAATGATAGCAGAACACATAAAACTCTAACTGTTGAAGCTGGTAAAGGATTTTGTCAAGGTATTTTTCTGAACTATTTTACTACCGCTGATGATTCTTCTAATGGAATTAGAGATGGAGGGTTTGGTAGTACAGATGGTAATATTGTATAACGATGATTCTTTGATGTACAAGGATATAAAAGCATTTCTTGACATTAAACATGTGGAGTACACAGAAGTTCCAGCCGCTGATAGTTCATATGTATTGAGTGTTGATGGTACTTTGTATAATTATCATGCGGCGTTGGCTTGGGTTGACAAGCAATAAGGTGGTGAAGATGATAGATAATTGTGATTGTTTCATGGCTGGACACAAAGTTATAACAAATCGTGGAATTGTGAATATTGAAGAAATAAAAGTCGGAGATATGGTTCTTTCGCATGATTTGACTTATAACATGGTAAATAAAGTTAATAGCCATATACACAGCGGCGACTTACTTACTTTCACAATAAAGAATATTGATGAATCTGTAACGTGTACGCCTGAACATAAGTTTCTTACTTTTGAATCTGGATGGTTAGAAGCTAAAAACATTACATTTGACCATCATATCTTATTGGCAAATATGAAAGACGACGATGTAAACAGTTATAGCGAAATAGTAAGTATAAGCGCTTCTTATGATGTTGTTGAAATGGTGTATAATTTGTGTGTTGATAAGACACATTCTTATGCTGTAAACAATATTATCGCCTATGGTGACGAATAAATTACAAACACAAAATGGAGATTTTATGGATATAATTCTATACTCAAATCATTGTCCGCAATGTATGATATTGGAAAAGTTTCTAAAGACGAAAAAACTTGAATATACAATTTTCACAGATGAAGATGAAATGATTAAGATGGGTTTTAAAAGCATGCCTATGCTTTCAGTTGATGGGGTTATATACAGTTTTAGGGATGCTTACAATTTAATTGAAAAGATTGGGGATTGATTTTCTTGAGCATTGAAAAATACAAAAATCAGTATACTAAGTATTTGAACTTCATTGATAGATACAGGAAAGCAGTAAATGCCTCTACTGGTAGTGAGGTCGATTCAAATGCTAACGTTGAACATAAAAATGTAACTACATGTACTGGTGAAATGTATAAAAAAGAAGCAATCGGAACAAATCGGCTTCTTATGATAAATAAAATCACTGAGTTGTATGGGCAAGAGTTGGCTGAAGAATATATTAGGCAGTTAGATTCGCATGAGATATATAGGCACGATGAAACAAACCCAATGTTGCCATATTGTGTAAGTATCACAATGTATCCATTTTTGTTTAGCGGGACAACAAATATTGGAGGAAATTCAGAGGCCCCGAAACATCTTGATTCGTTCTGTGGAAGCTTTATAAACTTGGTATATGCAGTTGCTTCGCAGTTTGCGGGCGCTGTTGCCACACCAGAATTTCTGATGTATATGGATTACTTTATTAGAAAGGATTTCGGTGATGATTATTATAATCGTGTAAATGAAAATGTAATCCTTGGAAAAGAACCTAAAACATTAGAGAATCTTATAGAAAATAAATTTCAGCAAGTTGTATACACGATTAACGACCCTGCTGGTGCTAGAAATTTTCAATCTGTTTTTTGGAATATAGCATATTTCGATAAGCCATATTTTGATGGGATGTTTAGTGAGTTTATGTTCCCAGATGGTTCGGCTCCTAAATGGGAGAGTGTTAATTGGCTCCAGAAGAAGTTTATGAAATGGTTTAACGCTGAAAGACTAAAAAAGATTTTGACATTCCCTGTTGAAACTGTTAATCTTCTAAATGACGGAAAAGAATATGTAGATAAAGAGTGGTATGATTTTGCCGCTGAGATGTGGAGCGAAGGACATTCATTCTTCTGTTATACGAGTAATAGTGTTGACGCATTAGCATCGTGCTGTCGTTTAAAGAACGAAGTGACAGAGAACACGTTTTCATACACGCTTGGTGCTGGTGGAATAAGTACAGGCAGTAAAGGCGTTATGACCATCAACCTCAATAGACTTATTCAAAATTTAGCAAAAGAAAAAGGCAAAATTACGCTTGAAGATATTAGTGAAAGAGTATCTGAACAGGTAGAAAAAATTCATAAATATATGATTTCGTATAACGAAATTGTAAAAGACAACCTCAAAAACCATATGCTTCCAGTATATGATGCCGGATATATTTCGATGGAAAAACAATATCTTACTATTGGAATTAATGGATTTGTAGAGGGAGCAGAATTTTTAGGGATTCAACCTACTGTAAATGAAGAATATTTCAAATATGGAGAAGCTATTCTTAAACCTATTTATACTATAAACAAAAGAGACAGAACATCCGAAATAATGTTTAATACCGAATTTGTGCCTAAAATGTGTGGGCACTTGGCAGCATAATACATAAACTGTCATATAAAAACTTCTTCTAATTGACTTGGAGTTCCAATTGTCTTTACAGTTGGATAACAGGGCGCAAGCGTAATGGCAGCGTGAACGACTAAATGAAGAAGCAGCACTTAGGTGCTGGTGCGATAGTCTGAACACTATGGTAACATAGTGAGTGATGGTCGAGTGTAAAGACACTCTTGGAAGAACCATCACCGCCTACATCATAAGCTGAAAAGGAATTGATGTAGGTCATAAAAGTAACAGAATGGCGGAAAATCTGGGTGTTAAAAATTCGGGCTGGGATAAGAAAGACGGCTTGTATGTTCCGAGAGAATGCTACAATAGTTACTTTTATCGCGTAGAAGATGATGGCGTAAATCTTATTGATAAGTTTATATTACACGGAGAAAAACTTACAAAATATCTTGATGGCGGTAGCGCCCTTCATGCCAATCTGAACGAACACCTAACAAAAGAACAGTATAAACATTTGCTCGATACCGCAATGTCAACAGGATGTTCATATTTTACATTCAATGTTCCAAATACAATCTGTAACGAATGTGGCCATATCAGTAAACATCGTTTGAACAAGTGTGAAAAGTGCGGTAGTGAAAATCTTGATTATGCTACAAGAGTAATTGGATATCTTAAAAGAATTTCAAATTTCTCTGAGGCACGTCAAAAAGAGGCTTTTATTAGACATTATGAATGATTTAAAATATATAAACTATGATATTGTTTTCCAAGAAGTGCCAAATGAGATTTCTTTAGTGTTCAATATTAGTGGTTGCCCTCACAAATGTGAGGGTTGCCACTCAAAATATCTATGGGAATACACCGGTAATTATATGAAAGATGATTATATAAAAATAATTAATTCGTATAAAAACTATATTACCTGTGTTTGTTTTATGGGCGGCGACCAAAACATAGCAGAACTTTATACTATGTGCCGAACAATTAAAGATATGATTCCTAATATGAAGATATGTATTTATAGTGGACTACAAAGTATAACATCATTCTCAGAAATCATATCTGATAATCTTATTGACTATTTGAAGATTGGCCCATATGTTAAGTCTCTTGGTGGTTTAGACTCTTGTGTAACAAATCAAAAGATGTATAAGATATGCGGTGATGATATGACAGATATAACATATTTGTTTAGAAAGAAAGGTTAATCATGCTACAAATATTTGTTACACAAGACAAGGAACACGAAGAAAGAATACGAGCCGCGTTGAAAAACAATGATGGGTATTGTCCTTGTAAACTTGGCAAACTACAAGAGAATATTTGCCAATGCGAGGAGTTCTTAAACCAAGATAGTGAGGGTTTTTGCCATTGTAAACTATACTTTAAAGCAGAGGTATAATAATGAGGTCAATTAAATTTGTAAAAGAGCTTTATGGAAACGCTGAGAATATGCCAGATGATTCATTTTTTATAAAAGATTTTGATTTGGCATACGAAAAGCGTGACACACTATCTATGTTGGAGAGCGCAATACATTCCGAATTACCATTTGAGGGCATTCAAACTACGAACGACGAATCAATACAACGCTCTTTGACTATTAAATTCAATAATGATGCCGAATTCAACGCCACGAGATGCGCAGTAATTTATAATGATGGCGATTGTGATGATTTCATAGTGAGCAATTTGCTTGAAACATTTTGGAAAAATCTTGATATACCTGATGGTATAGCGCCAGAAAATTATGCTGATGATTTCTGGAAATATGATTTGGAATTTGAAATTGGGAACTGTATTGTTTACAGCGAAAATGGAGAATTTGAATCATCTTATGAGAATGAAAATGGAGAAAAAGTTCCAGTAAAAACGAATAAGAAAACGATTGGTGTCCTACCGTATAAAGTATCATTCTCAAAAAGAGAAGAAGAAGTACCATTTGGTATGTAAAATTATGGCGTGTAAAAAAGGCTAACCCGTATGGGTTAGCCTTTTATTTTTATGCTAAAGCCGCCTGTGCTTCGGCAATTTTGTCTTTTAGACGCTCATTTTCTTCTAATAAGCTCTTGTTTTCAGCTTCTATTTCTTCAATATATTTCTTGAGGGCTTCATTTTCTGAAACCAATTCTTTATTCTTTTCTTCTAAGACATTGACTTTAGCCAGCGCTTCATCAACCTGTTTCATCAAATCTTCAAGCTGTTTCATAAGTTCTTCAATTTGCTTTACAAGTTCACTCGTTGGAGTTTCTGGTTCTGGTTCAGGCGTAGGCTCTGGTTCAGGAGTCGGTTCCGGTTCGGGTTCCGGGGTTGGCTCCGGTGTAGGTTCCGGGTTAACCGGAGTGTCAATTATTTCACATCTTCCATCTGGTAAATTATATACAGCATAGTAAGAATTACCATTTGTATATCTGAACTGACACCAGTAAAGTTCTTCCTCGTGAGCCTCAGTATCCATCGTAATAAGGGGATATGTTCCAACTGGAATATAATCGCTATCTCCAAATTTTACAACGTCACTTGTGTTTCGAGACATGAAAGCCTGATTCTTGTTTGGGGTTATAATCTTCAAAGACTTATTATCAACAGCTACATCAATGGTAGCATCAACAATTTCACATCTATCATCTGGAAGATTATACACAGCATAGCAAGAACTTCCGTCTGGAAGCCTAATTTCGCACCAATAGAATCCCTGTTCTCCTACTGTGTTTTCTTTGCTGATAATCTTATAATCGCCAATTGGTAGATAATCAGAATCTCCAATCTTTATAACATCATCTACGTTCTTTGAGCCGAAGCCTTGACACTTATTTTCTATTTTTACTCTATATCTTAGAACAGACAAATTTTCCACGTCTCCACCACCTGTCGAACCTCCGCTAATTATAGACGGATAATCTTTATAAGCAATGTTCATATCAACATTACCAGATATTCCCGATACTGAACCTTTAGAACTATACTGCCATATTGTATATGGGCCTGTATATGATGGATTCCCTGTATAATCAGCAAGCCATAAATCATATGCGCTCAATTGGCTCATATCTAAAAGTGTTTTAGCGAAATTTGTGTATGTATATAATACAGGATAATATCCAAGGCTTTGCGTTTCGCTCAAAAACGCTTTACATATATCTGTATTTGTTTGTTTGCCTATCTGTGAATACAAGGCACTATCTTCACAGTCGAAAGCAATAGGCATTGTAATAGTATATGGTTTTACCTTTTCAGCAACGGCTTTCGCACATACCTTTGCGGCACTAACAGTTTTAGCATATGAATACACATATACGCCAACATTTATTCCTGCGGCTATTGCGCCGGCCATATTTGTCTGATAATACGGGTCGTATCCCTCGTTTATTGTACCATCATAGTTACAATATCCGACTCTGATAAAAGCGAAATTGTATCCAGCCGCTTTTACTTGGGGCCAGTTTATAGTACCTTGATATTTGGATACGTCAATACCTTTTATTTCAGTATTTGTATTAGAATTGTCATTTGAATAATTATATATTCCAACAGAGTTAGAACATCCGGCATATTTTGTTGGGTCAAGCCCTTTTCCACTTCTTGTTGCTCTCACTTCAAGATGGCAATGTTTGATTGGTGGATTAGCGAGTGCGGCGTTTCCGCTGTTTCCCATAATAGCAATAGCGTCACCAGTTTTCACTTTTTGTCCAACTGATACTAAGTTTTTTTCGTTATGGCAAAAATAGATAAAATTCACAGCGTCAGGAGTTTGGTTGGAGTCTAATTGTACGCATACATACCATCCCCACTCCCAAGTCAAATCACCTGTGCTTTTATCTACTTTACGAGAGGAAACGACTGTGCCACTAATAGATTTGCCACTATAATCTGGCATCAATATAGTTGTACTGTCTAATCCAACCAAATCTATACCGCCATGCCAAGTCTTTCCGTTTCCTCTCGTATATCCATAACAGCTATAATAATACGGAACTTGCGTTCTTCCAGTATAAATAGACATGTTGTTCTCCTTTATACGTAGCTGTATAGTAATTATATTATTTGCTCATTTTGGTAATAAGCTCTTTCATTGCTTTTATATCAGCTTCCTGATATGTTAATTGCTCCAAATTAGCAATTAAATGATATTCTGTAACTACTTCACCAGTAGCAACATTTACACTATCATATCTACCAATACCAATTGATACAGGTTCATTGTATCTTTCATATGTGATAGTGCTGTTTGATTCAGTGTTTATGATTTGAATTGTTTTTGTTAGTTCCTGATTAGAGAATAAAGCAATAAATTCTGTATCAGACATTGAAGATTTGTCCATGTGTATTTCCATATGACTTCTTACCGCAGATGAATAACTAGGGTAAACAGCCGTCATAGGCAACACTTCATATTCATCGCCATTAGAAAGTTTAATTTTTACCATTATATATACCTCGTTATGTAGTACACCAGCATTTGTTCAATACAAGGTGTATAGTTGCTTGAGTTGTGCTACTACTACGACAAAATATACCAAGTGCCCAGCTGTTTTGTAGACTTGCTACATTTACCGTGAGTGTAAAACGCTTTGAAACAGCCCCATTACCCCAACCCTGTCCGTTTGGGTCATTATGGTATGTGTTAATTGAGTTGTCCCAACCTATACCCGTAACGGTAGGCCAACCACCGTTTATACTATAATTATCAAAGTTGCCAATTCCAACCATTCCAGTCGCATATGGACTAACATAGTAAACTGAATAATCAAAATTCACATAGTTATATGGGGTAAGATTGACAACAGCATATACTGCCGCGTCATTGGCAACGTTTCCAGACACTTCTCTTTCAATTATAGATGGAGGGGCAGTTCCAACCTCGTTAGTTTTACTTCCACGGACATACCATGTAGAGCCAGGATATACTTGTGCGTCTCTTTTCCACACCAATGTATTATTATAAAACACTTGGTCGGATGCTTGATTATTTAGATATACGTTCTGAGAAGTAGCAACATTTGTGTTATTATAAAATAATGCCATATGCTCACCGCCTTACGAGTAGGAAATCCACAAATTGCCATTGTAAGCCATTGTTATATTAGACGCTCGTGCTGAATCAGCGCTATCGGCATGTACACAAGCAAAATATTTCCTTGCTCCGCCATAACTACCAGTTCCACTGTAATTAAGCCACCAAGCATAGTGGTCGTTGGTCGCTTTTGATATATTTTCGCCTTTAATATTCCCTGTAACACCGGTAGCATTGGTAGCGGTTCCAGCAGAGGTAGCATATGGCGCTGTAATAGTAGCGGCCACATCACCGTTTTTATATTTAAGCCTTATTGTGTTTCCACTTGTGTCAAGTGCTGCGGCATAGGATGATACAATAGGATTACCAGCAGAATCTTGAGTTGCTTTCAACGCCTCATTAGCATAATTAACTTTACTTACTACTTCGTCAGAACTATTTCCGGTATATATAACTCCGTCTTTATCAATGGCAATTTGTCCGTAGCTCAATAGGGGGGGGGCAGCCGTTGCCGTAGCATCGGTATTCTGCCTAAGAACTTTTATTGACATAAATATTCACCCTTTTGGCAAATTAGTTTTCGCCAACTATTTGTTTATATTCGGACTCCGAAATCCACAAAGGCACATAAGAATATAATTGTTCCTTTGTTATATTTCCCATAGTATATTGAATTTTTAAGAAATCAAACATTTGAAACACCCCTAGACAACATTACAAGCATTGCTTCTTCTAAAGCAGCAACTCTATCGTTATAACTCGGCATTGGAGCTGGGCGGTTTGCTATTTCGGCTTCTTTTTCTTCATCGCTACGCTCTACTGGAATGTTGTTTTCAAGTTTATAGTTGGCGCATCCTCGAACATCATAGAGTGGCTGTGGGAAATAATTTCCTTGCGCGTGGTGGTATTTGTCGCCATACCCTTCATCAATAGCCGTCCAGCCCGCCGTGTCAGCCATAAACGCGATGCTGTTTACCTCTACAATTCGTCCCGTTTCATCTGCTCGCACATATACTGTATACTTTTCATCCATTGTTTTCCCTCCTCATATGTCCGCAGACAAATCAAAATAACCTAACATCGACGCTGCGGCCGCATTTTGCCCTCGCTCAGTTATTTTTGTTTCTACTGTAAAGGCCATTGGCTGGGCATCTAAGGCGTTAATTGTGCAACCAAAAGTATATGGCGTACCATGAGCCGAAATTGTTGGCTTAATTCGCATAACTTGTAGTGTAGACTGAGAAAAACGATAGGGCATATCTTTCAATGTAGGATAGATTCTCCAGTCCGCATAAACACGTTGAAAATACCGCAAACACTCCGCCAGCTCCGCCCCGTATCCCTTCGGCACATACGGTGTAGCAAAGTTTCCAAACTCCATCTTTATCCAATCAACAGTTATAGACTGTGATACATTTACAACCATTGTAAGAAGAGCGGCATGTTCAGCTTCTCGTGTAATCATTTTAAAACCGCCCCACGTAGTCTCTAATAGGAACGGAGCGTCAGCAACAGTATCTCCATATTGTGGTATTGTTGTTGTAAATATTTGTCTAGTATCGTTTATAACAGAGCTTACAGTTATGGTATCACCAATAGATACACTTTCTAAAGGGATATACTGTCTAAACTGGTTGCCATATATCCCTAATGTGCTATTTGACGTGTAAGTTCTTGTTTGGACATCAAACGTTCCGCCCAGAACCTGCCATCTATCTATTGAGTATTTTGGAGCAGCGTCTGTGTTGCTATAACTGGTTTGATTACGTTGATTTATAGGATTAAAGAAGTTTGTGTTGTCCAATAAGTTCGGATTGGATGTTTGAGAATATTTTTTAACACTCATTTGCTCGACTGGACTGTTAGAGCTGTCACCCACATACATACTTCCGGCCCTGTCACACGCAATTATTCCATATTCTGTGGTGGGGGGGGGGCAACGGCTCTGTGGATGTTGATGATATTGTTTGTCTTAATATTTTAATTCCCATAGTAGTCACCCATCATAAAAACCATCATCATATGTTATACTTCCAGCGGTGCTAAGCGTCACAGTGTCACTAAATGTAGTCGCGCCAGACACTGTGCCGCCTGTAATTGGAAGGGCACCAACATTGGCGGCTGTTATATTAACCTGTCCTTCTCGATAGGCAGTTTCTGCATTTCCTTTTACGCCATATACCCTTCCTCTTGGAGCGCTCCATGTTCCATTAGCGTTTAGATAGTACGATGGGTGGCCAGAGTCTAATTTTGGGCATAATCCTGGTGCAGAGCTGCTAGCCAATGCCCCGCTAAGAATCATACTCCTATTCGCTAATGCTGTGATTCTGCCATATTGGTCTATCGTTATATATGGCACATTAAAAGCAGAGCCAAAATTAATTGTTCCTGATGCGCTTGGTCCAACGCTTTGGCTTGTAGTGCCCGGAAATAACGCAACTAAATATATATTGTATTCTCCATCAGTCGTAGATGGTTTAACAGATATTGCTGTGCTTCCTTTGTAAATACTTCCAGTAGGTATGCTCCATTCTCCGTCTGAACAAAGATACCTTGTTGATTGGCCAGAAGTCGGAGCGGGAACCAATCCGCTTGTACCTGCTGCTGTTGTTGTAGCGCCTGTGAATACGGAATATGTCGTATCTTCCCAAGGCACATTAACATACGCTTGCCCAGAAGTATTAAGTTCAATAGGGTAATTCTTCCCACTTTCAGTGTACCCTATCTTAATTAATCCAAGTGTGCTAGATGTAGCTTGAGAATATGTTGTATTTGTATCTGTCCATGGAACATTTACAAACATCTTATCATCAGCATCAAGTTCTACTGGATAGTTTCTGCCACTTTCCGTATATCCAACCTTAACAAGTCCCAACGCTGTTGATGTTGCTGCTGAGTATGTTGTGTCTGTGAACTTAGCGCCAGATGGTACAGAAGAAGCTATTGTAAACCCTGTTGATTTAATTTTACCAGTCGTTCCATCAAAAACCGCCACTTGTCCAGATGTTGGGGCTGTACCGATAACTCCGACTTCAGTTGGGGTATATGTCGGTTTATTCGGCTTTTTTGCCCATGCTGATACGTCAGATGCTGGACGAGCATTAGATAGTCTGGAATCGTTTCCTTGACATACCGTACCAGCCGTTGTGCCAAAGTTTTTATTGAACGCCGTATTTTTAGTAAACGCTGGTTCAGCGCCTATGGAAGTAGGAGTGGGTTCGGATGGTAGTGTTATACTTCTACTATCAGCCGATGTTATCTGTCCCCTGCTATTCACACTTATATATGGTACATCAATAGAATCTCCGAACCCCACACTACTATCTTGTGATGGGCCGTAAGAACCAGCAGTTACGCCGCTATTGCTTATTGAAAAAGAGGTGCCATTAAGGGATAATCCAGTACCAGCCGTATAAGTTGTGTCAGTGAATTTAGCTCCCTCTGGCACCCTTGTTCCTATTGTGTATGGTAAAGATTTATAGCCTAATGTTCCATCGCCAATCTTCACCTTGCCAGTATCAGTCTCAACCAAAAACTCGCCCTCAAGGTAAAGTTTGTTGGCATTATTAAAGTTAGTGGAAGTATCATGCTTTTGTTGCTGTCTGGCATCTAAGGTTATATTAGCCATTTAATACCTCCCCTTTCTTAATGGTAATTATGCGTTCCCGCCATTAAGAATAAAGGTATCAGTTGTTCTTAAAAGCGTATCAGAGTCTGTCAGTTCAGTAGAAGCGTGAGTAACCCAGTTCGCGTTTGCTCTCGCAGTTGTGAAGTACAAGTTACTTCCCTCGGACACATTAGATGTCGTGAGAACAACAGCACCAGTCATCCCGTTTACACTTGTTACAGCGTCTGTTGGTGTTTCAAGCTCAACCCAGTTTCCTAAAACAGACGCCGGAGCCTGTTTTAAAATGAATGTTTTATTGATATCTGTACGAACAGCAACGTCACCTTTTTGTGCCTCAAGCCCAAGCATTGTTTCTTGGCTGTCAACAACAAAAGTATCAGTGATAGCAATAGCAGGGATAACAGCTTCGTTCAGCTTGCCGCCAGCGCCAAGAACAGGCACATTGCCCTCAGCAATACCAGTGTCAGCCGCTGCCGCTGTACCAGCATCTGTAATCTTTGAAAGAGTGAGAGAGGGAATGTCAGATACTACAAGAGCTTCTCCTTTTGTTACAAGCCCCTTAGCGTTTACAGTTACTTTTGTAAACGTGCCAGCCACAACGCCACTATTAGCGAGTACAACAGGAACTGTTATGTTTTGCGAACCATCGAAAGCAGGAGAAGTACCAGTAGCATCTCCGCTAAGAGAAATCGTTCTACCAGTTTGTAAAGCAGCGGCGGTATCTGCAGTTCCTGCGGTAGATGCTTTGCCGATGGACATTGTTCCATCGGGGTTGATTGTAACGGTATCAGTACCTTTAGCAACAGACTTAACAACGCCGCCCTTTTCGGTAGTGCCATAGTCTGTGTTTTTGACATATTCTGCCGGAACGGATGTAAGTGCACCTAAATCACCAGCCGTAATCTCAACCGCTTCAGAACCATTGAATGTCTTATCGCCAGCAGTAAGAGCCGCTTTTGTAGCATTAGCAGTATCAGCAACAATAGCCGCATTTACATATCCCTGCTCTGCTTTTGGGTTATTGGCAAACTGCGACTTCAACATGTCGCCAGCGCCAAGGTTGCTCAAGTCGTCTGGCGTAACAAGCTGTTTCCACACGGCTTGATTTGTTGTGTTATTAAACAGCAGATACGCTTTATTGGCGGCTGTATCAACCCACATTGCGCCAACATCATATCCAGAATCCGTAGGTGTCGGAGCCTTATTCATAATAATTGCGCCAGTAGCGCTCGCATATTCAAGCGTTTTCCAATCGCTTACTCCGTCACCGAATTTAAATTTTCTAGTATCTGTTTCTACACCCATTTCACCCTTTAAAAGAACGGGGTTTTGTGTAGTCCAGTTATTTTTAGTATCATTTCTTATTTGAATTTTTACATCTAATGTTGTATTAGCCACGAGCTTTCCCTCCTGATATAATATCTATCTCACTATAATCAGAGCCTACACAATAATACTTTAAATCGGTATCTGACCATCTATAAGTCCTATTTGTAGAAGTTTCGATATATATATTCTTTTCGCTTCCTATGTTTGGGAACTCAATAGCAGTCTCTTTTGTAATTGTTTCGGCCTTTGTATCTTTCAGCTCTTGATATTGAGCATCGGCTTGTTCTTTATATTCATTTACAAGTTTGACGTATGCTTCATAGTCGGTTGGTGTAGGCGGAGGGGTTGGAATATTATCGGCGTTATATGGTGCTGGTTTAACCGGAACCATTACTTCATTTGTCGTAATTCGCTTAGTATCTGTAAACCCATACAATGATACTGTGAAATTAGGAGAAGTAATAACCTCCCATGGAACCAAACACACATTGCCAACAATTGGAACTGTAAAGTTTTTGTCCTCAGTCGTATTATTGAATACGGCATTCTGCGCTACTTCTTCCCAATCATATGAAAAGTCAAACATAGCATATAAATAATTATATGTACCCCCAACTACCTTTTGACAATCATTTCTAGTAAGTCTTTGTTTGTTTACAGAAAAACTAAGCATAAGTCACGTCCCTCTCTGTTCCCAGCCCTCGGCTTTGTCAATCACGACTATATCTTCGTCTTTCAAATTACCAAGACTTTTGATTTTATCAAGAGCCTGTTTCCCGTAAACTGTATATGATAATGTGATAATGATTGCTACTATGGCTAATACGCTAACACCTTGTATACTCTCAGAATATTGTGGAGCAACATTGTATATTTCTATGAGTTTTGTAATTCCAGAAAGCCCAGCGGCAAGAATATCGACGCCGAGAACAACGCCGATATTCCTAACAACGCCAGTAAGAAGTGTTTTCCACTGGAACTCATTTGTCTTAGACGCGATAACCGAACCTAAGATACTATTGGAAAAAGCACAAAACAACATAAAGATTCCAAAAGATGATACCATTACTAAGCTATCTAATACAGCGTTTAAAATTTCATTCAACATAGCTAGGCATCCTTTCTATATGTCATTTAGGATACACCCATTTCATACAGTTTCTGCTCAACATATGTCCTCTGTTCCAGAGTAACATACAGACACATTACTTCTGTGGTTTCTCCTGTTTCGTGACTTGTAGTTGAAACGAGTTTCTTACCAATACTAGTCACAATGCAATAGTGACGATATAAACACTCATAAGCGACATCTCCGCCGTCTCCTGTTTTGGTGATGCGGAGTTCATCCGTTGCGGACTCGTCCGAAAACACCTTTTCGAGCGCTTCTAATGTCATTGCGCTTTCATCAATGTAAATTTCCATTTTGCTACGAATATTCGGCAATCCGCTTGGATATACCGTAGTAGGTTCAAGAACTTCATATTCTTTGCCATTTTTAAGTGTTACTTTTATCATAATTGTCTCTCCTTTAAACCAGATAACAACCGTTCATTAATATTGTTGCGTTTTTACCCAAGTGAGTAGCGCCAGATTCAACCTCTAACATCAAATAGTAATTCCCATTTGGGGAGTTTATATTGAATTTAGTGCTTGCGGTATATGTTGCGTCGAATCCGTTTGCTTCGGAATAAATAAGCTGTTGAACAACATTCCCGTTTATATCACTCAATGCCACCTTGATATGTGAAAAGCTATTTGTGATAAATGCCCGGAGATTGGCAAAATATATTTGTGAATAACCTATTGTGCTAAATCCACCAAGCATAACACGCCCATATCCGCGTTCTGTGCCGCCGAATGCATCAACCTTGATATCTGTACCGCTGTTTGTAACAGTAAAGTAAGAAGCATACCCAAGGTTTTGAGTATTAGCAACGGGAGCGCCGGGATATACAGTGTACTCTTTCTTCCAAACCTCAACGTTGTTACATGACACAGTTTTGCAATATGTTCCATTAAATATAACATTGCCAGAAGAAGGGATATTTGTGTCATTAAAACTTAAAGCCATAATAACACATCCTTACCATGTAATTGATAAACTGGTTCCATTAAGAGCCATATTCAGTGCGTGACCGTTTATTCTTTGAACCGAAATATTTGGCCATGCGGTTCCGGCAGCATTAGAAGATGCAAGGTTAACGTATGTTTTCTCTGCATTAGCGTAAATAGCGCTTATAGAACCATCTGTCCCCGACCAGTTGTTATTGTAAATAACGATATTATTTGAGCGTCCAGCACTGGTAGAATATGTGGCATTATCAGCATATACAGAGGCGTAATACTTTCTCGCGCCGTCTTTGTTCCCGCTTCCGGTGTAGTTAAGAAACCAAGCATATGGAGAAGCAGTTTGTACTGCTATACCCATCTCTTTAATTGACGTTGCTACATTTCCCGCACTATTAGCATAAGGAACAGTTATTGTCGAAAGATTTTCACCAATTTTATTCTTTAGAACAATTGTATTGTTGGCAACGCCCAAAGAGTTCGCGTATGTCCCTGTTATTTGATTACCAAGATTATCTGTGTCAGCTTTAGTGGCATACCCAACCTTGGTGGTTCCGTTAAGTATATTTGTGAATCGTTTGAGTATTTTGCCAAATAAAATAGACAATTTATCGCCAGAAGCTATGTCAGTATCGGTAGCAGCCTCTGTAAAAGTAACAGTAACATCAGAGCCGTCGCCAGTTTTGTCAAGTTTATTGAGAAATGCTGGTGTTCTATCGGTTACAAAATCTGTCATTTTGACTTCAACTTGGCCGCCTGTTACAACAGTGAGAGGCCCGGCGGCGTTATCGAAGTCAACAGGGTCCGTGGCGTAGGTTTCGGGCGCGGCGAGCTGGTAGGCTACTTGGACGGGTGTGCCAGCTTCTTTTTGGGCGGCGAAGTATGCTTTTGCATCCTCAACACTTTTCCATGACGTGTCTTTTATAATAAGACTGCCGAGCTCGTTAATCGCCACTTGACTTGCCGCAGGAACTACTGCCCCGGTACCTTGGTAATGACTACACACCGGAGCCACACCCGTTTTGTTATTAGGCAAAAAGTAACCTATATAAGCCCATGCTGTGGAGGTATTCCAAGACCAATTCTCCGTCCCATCCAGCTCCACAAAGCCCACATTGTACGTCACAACGAGCTTTTTAGCGCTTTCGTAGTCCTGCCGCGTGACGCACTTATCCTTGATATCTCCCACACGCCGCAGCGGGCGCGGAATCGGCAGCTCGGTAACATCATCATTTACCGTGATAGACGATATACCCGTGAGCGCCACAGGAGCCTCCGTTGTCCCGCCCTGTGCGTTCTCGCCGTAGGCTGTGATGGACGCGATACGCTGCGCGCCAGCATATTCAACCGTTACGGGTTCGCCACTATACACAGCAGCGGCACTGTTTGCCATATTGGCCACCTGTACAACGTTGCCGTTTTCATCAAGCGTAGCGATACCATTGGGTTGGGCAGCTTTTTTACCAGAGCTTTCAATCGTGCCATCATCGGCTATTTGTAAGATATCACCAGCTTCACCTGTTACAGTGATAGAGGAAGCACTAGTAATTCCAATAACGACAAATCGTGTACCGTCATATAAGCACAACACAGGGCTATTAGCAACAAAGTCGCCAGCATCTACTGCTTTAAGTACACCATCAGAACCATATTTCATAACATCTTTATTCGTGGTTCCGTTAATATTGATTTGCACAGCACCAGTATTCTTTTGATTTAACGAAAGAACAATAAGCTGTTCGTTTTTATATCCGGGATAGTTCGCTACACTAGCAGTATATAACGAACCAGAAGAATATGTGCCTTTTACAACAAATGCTGACGGTGTAGCATTTATGCTATCAATAGCATCAGAATGTTGTTTAAGCACAGTATCTATAACATAAAAGTTACTTGTACTCTGACTGCCAGCGGTGGCAACACGGAAATCCAAGAACCTTACATCAGTGTCAGTGCTGCTATACACTGAAAAGCTATAATTCGGCGTTGTAGCCATTATACCACTCCTTTTTCATTTCTTTACCATGTTGCCGTTGTTCGTGGCAATAACAAGGTGCGGCTTTTATAATTGTGAAGATTATGACATAATAAAATCCAATTCTCCAAGCGTACTACCGTCCATCTCACCAAGCGTTTTTGGGTCTAGTTCACCAAGTAATCTAAATCTACCAACTAATGGCTGTGCTGTTATTTTCAACATTACTGGTATGGTTGTGGTAGCCTTGACAAGCATTTTCATACTTGCTACAATATTGCTTGTCATGGTAATAGTAATGAGATTTGATACTATTGACTTGAAAGAGACAATTAAATTGGTTTTTATTGGGGCAACATTGTTTGCCATTAACATTCTAAGTTTGATACGATTTGCTACTACTGAGAACAAATATTGTGTATTAATAGTAACCTTTGACAGTAACTTAGCTTTCAAAGAAGATATAATCTTTATTGTGTTGATGTTGTTGAACAGCAAAGTTACCAGTCTAGGAAACGTAGCTGCTATTATTGTAAATGAACGCTTGGCATTGGCATATATTTTGAACGGCTTCATTTAATTGCCCTCCATTCTAAGATTACACAAGCTGAATCTTCATTGAGTTAATAGCAAACAAAAGAATCGTAGCTGTCTGAACCGTTCTGGGTGTGGTTAGAGCATCATAATAAAGTATATTACCGCCCGTTAGACTATCAGCAATAAATACATGTGTGATAGTTCCCCACGCCGTTGTGCTTTCTGGGAACTCAAACTGTACCTTATTCTGTACGATACCGCCAGTAGAATCTGTGAAGTTTGTTTTGTTATTTGTGACTGCTACTCTCTTGTATCCGCCACCCGTTGGTTCTGTGACACCAGTACCAGCCGCATTTATAGCAGTAGTAGAAAGCCCAATATAATACGTACCGTTCGGCGTAAACGATGTAGAGCCAAACAGATAGTTATTGAGTCTATTGGCCTGATAAGTTGTAATAGCCAAAGAAATCACTCCTTAGTTTATTTATAGGTTATAGTATATGGGCTAGAGCAATACTAACCCATATACTGTGAAATATTTACTTTCATGCTCTGATTTTTGGAATAATTGTGATAACGCCCTGCTGATATACATACTCGTCGCCTTTGTAGTCTACAAGAACAGGCTGTTGTATGAATTTACCAGACAGGTTTTCAGTATTTGAACTACTAAGTTTTACAACGAAGTTATTACCGCCAAATATTTCTCCCGGCAAATCTAAAACGGCTACGTCGGGTTGCCCTACATAACACAGTCTCCAACGCGCTGTTGAACTGCTCAAATCCAAAGGAGTTCCGTCCTTATAGAAATAAGAAAATTCAAGCGTTTCAGAGTCGCCAGCAATCATGGCAAATTCACCTAGCTGATTAACTTCTATACAGAATACGCCATTAGCCATCAATATTCTCCTTCTTTCAAGTCTGGCTCCTTTGGTTGATAGTTGTCGCATTCGACAAACAGTTCTTCAATAACATTCATAACACCAGCGACAATAGCGCAATTCTGTTTGCCGCTTACTTGAATAGTGTTAAGAGCATTATATATAGATTGCAATTTTTCTTTCATTTTCCGGTTCCTCCGTTATAATATAGTCAATAAAATTGAAATTTCAAGG